GTACCCTATGGCTCCTAACGACGATATGATTGACGCTTGCGAAATGGCATACAATATCGCTACCAAACGACTAAGCGGATCAATTGAACAGTTGGGTAACTATTACTACGGTACAGGCGAAGAAGAAGAGCCTAGAGTAGAACGATACGCACGATACAGTCAGAGACTACGAAGAGTGAGATAGAAAGGGGTAAAGCGGATGAATCATCCTAAGTATAATGTGATAACGCCACAGATTATCGATTCATTGTTAGATAAGGACGATATAACTGGATATAGTCATCAAACGCAAGAACAGATAGAGAAGATACTTGCAAACTACGACTATTATAATGGCAAGCAAGATGTAGACGCGGAAGGTCAGTACATATATCCTACTGATTCGATAGATGCTAATGGACTAGATTATAAGCCGACAAAGTACTGGACGAACTACTTTAAAGCGTTTATCAAACGTAAGTCAAGATGGCAGATGGCAGGCGATCATGGTATCGATGTTGAACCATTAAGTGACGATGAGAGAGACGTTCAAGTGGCGCAAGATGCCGAAGACTTATTACGTAAGATATGGAAAGACAATAAAATGGACGCTAAGAAAATGCAGATAGCTCGTGATAGATTAATCGCTGGTAACATAGCGGCTAAATTATCGTTTAACCAAAGAACCGGAAAACTTCATTGGATATGGCATAAAGCAACCGAAGTTTTTCCGATATACTCACAAGATGGTTTCGACGAATTAATAGGTTGCGACATTATCGTGGCTAGAGCATCGCTAAAAGATCCCGAGAAGACTGAATACGTAAGACAAACGTTTAGGCTAGAAGACGATTATAGCGATTGTTGGTTTACCGAGAAGGTATACAACGAACAGTTAGAGGTTATCGAAGTTATTAACGATAAAACGTACTTAGGTTTCGGCTTTGTTCCTATTGTAATGTTTAGAGTGGACGCGTTAAGAACTGAAACGTCTCACTTCGACGATTTAGAAGATATGAAGGTATTAACGAGAATACTAAACGACATGATGGAAGATGCTAACGACTCACTGAAATTCGAAATGTTTAGTATGACAGTAGTTAAAAACGCTGACTTATCGAAAGACACTGAATTGAAAATAGCACCGGGAGCATTACTGAAAATTAATGCGAGTGCTAACTCGTCACATCCAGCCGACGTAGAGAGCGTTGAGAATGGTTTCGGATGGAAAGAGGCGTATAAGGATCAGTACAACCGAATTAAATCGGCGTTACACGAGTTAAGTGGCTTACCGATGATTGTACCGCAAGAATTAAACTTCGGTGGTATGAACGATAGAGCATTACAGGTCTTGTACCAAGATATTATCCAAGAGACGAAAGAACATTGGTTGAATTGGGATGAAGACTTAGCCGAGTTATTCCTTAAATCAGTAATATATCTACAAGCTAGAACTAAACGAGACAAGTTCGCTTATGACAAGAACGCAGTTAATTCAATAGATACGGACGAGTTAACAGTTCAAATGAAATTCATCCTACCACTACCGGATGACAGAGAGAACTTAGTCGACCTAGTTACAAAAGAAGTAGACGCGGGTCTTGAGTCACGTAAAAACGCTATGAAACGTTTAGGCGTTAAGGATGCCGAGCTTAAAGAAGAAGAAATATACGAAGAGCTAATGGAGCGTAGTGTTGCTAACGACCCATACGCAGAGGCACAATCTCGAGAAGACGAGTTGCTAGGTAATGTAGAACAAGAAGTTGATAGCGAAGTAATTAAGGAACAAAAAGATAATCAAGTTTAACATATTTGACCGAACGTTAAGTCACTAAAAGAAACGGTTTCTTACGGACAGATGTGTCCGTTTCAAAACACAGAAAAGGGGACATTAAAGATGGATAAACAAGAAAAGTTATTTTACGGATTAGATTTACAGTTCTTTGCGGACGGTGGCGAAGATAAAGGCGATGAACCGGGAGATAAGCCAGCTGATAAACAAGAAGATTTAGATAACGAAGGCGGCGAAAGTGGAGAGAAGAAATTCACGCAAGAAGACTTGAACGAGTTAGCTGCTAAGGTGCGACGCGAAGAGAAAGAGAAACGCGAAAGACTAGCCGAAGAAGAGCGAGAAAGATTGCGTAAAGAAGAACTCGAAAAGAATAGCGAGTATAAAACTTTGCTAGAAGAGGCGCAACAAACAATCGCACAGTACGAGCAGAAAGAGAAAGCGTTAGAGCGTGAGAAAACAATCAACGAAAAGTTGGTAGCGAAAGGCTTAACTGCTGAACAAATTCAACGTTACTCTAAATACATTCACGGCGAATCAGACGAAGAGATTGACGCAAGTATAGAGTCAGTTTACGAAGATTTTGTCGTAATCCAAGAAAACTTAAAAGGAGATCCATCAGCTGGGTTCGGCGATAGTAAGAAACCGGAACCAAAAGACGACGAAGATTATGGACGAGAGTTATTCAAGTCTATAAGAAAATAAAAATAAAAAGGAGTTTTATAGAATGGCATACACTTTAAAATCACAATCAGAACAGTTCAGAAGTGGTAAGAATATTCTAGCGTCTGAAATCGTACAATACGTACACGGTGGCGCTACATTAGACGGTAGTAAGTTTCCAAAAGGTATTATCGAAGTAGGAACATTAATTGCTCGTAACCAATCGACTGGCAAGTACGAACCATTTGCGGAAGGTTCAGCTGGGGAAGAAGAAGGCGGCGGAGCTATTTTGCCGGAAGGTTTCGATAACTTCTACATCTTAAACGAAGATCATGACCACGATGGCGAATCAGACGCAGTAACAGGCGCAGTAATTATCGAAGGTTCAGTTTACGAGGCTAAATTGCCAGTAGAAGTACCGGCAACATTCAAGCAAGCTAACACGAATATTCATTACGTATCGCATAAGTAATAAAACGGAATTTAAACGACTATAAACGAAAAGGTGGAATATATAATGGCAAGTATTTTAGCTTATAAGCAGTTCCAAAAACCGGCATTAAAAGGATTCTTAGACGAATCAATGAAAGACGAAGTACAAGATTTTGTTAGCGAATTTGTTGGTAACGAAGTTACTTACGATATCCGATTCGCTTATGACATTATTCAACGTAAACAACACATCGCAGCAATGATCGGATTAGGCGCAGAGAAACCTGTAATCGACCGTCATGGTGCGGCGACTAAAATGGTTGAGTTAGCTCACTTCGGTTTGAAAGACATTATCACTATCGAAGAGTTATACGAAATCGCAAGCGCTCGTAACGACGCAGATGCTAATAATCGTATCAACAAGTTACTTAACCGTGCTGACGATTTAGTACAGTACTTGAAATTACGTAAGAAAGTCGAAAAGTTAAAAGCAGTTGCTTTCGGTTCTAATTCGTATGATAAGAACGGCGTTAAAATCGAATTAGATTACGGCGTACCGGAAGACCACAAGATTGCGTTGACTAGCGGTAGCGACTGGTCATCAGCAGACCGTGACGTAATCGGCGACTTACTTGAATGGGATAAAACTTATCGTGCGTCAAACGGTGGCAAACAAGCGGATGCTATCTTAATGACTCGTAAGGTTTATAACGCTTTAACTAAGAACGCTAATATCATCGCAGAGGCTGATCGTCCTGTAGGTTCGGTTCGTGTATCTGAAAACCAATTGAACGAAGTATTAGGTAGCTTTGGTTTACCGGCTATTAAACTGGTTGATGAAACGTCTATCACTGTAAACGATATTTACACGGGAGAAAACGAAGAGATTAACGTATTCCCGGAAAACCGTGTCGTATTCATTTCTAAGGGTGTAGGTAACTTCGTTACTGGTCCAAACCCGGATGACGACCAAATGGCTCCGGTAGCAACGTTAGAGGCTTACGACGAAAGAACTCCTAAGCGTTCTATTATCGAAGTTGCAGAGTCTGGTTTCGTAGTGTTAGATAAACCGTCATTAATCTTACATGCCGACGTAATTGCTGGCTAATAATGGCGAAAGTAAAGGTCAAGACACAGGCAGTTATCGACGGTAATCCCGTCGGTACTGTTATTGATGTCGAAGAACATGACTTTGTGTGGCTAAAAGATTTAGGCTACGTAGAGAAAATCGAAGAGGTAAAGTCGGCAGACACTCCGAAGAAATCTACGCAAGCTAAGCGAAAGCCTAGAGCAAAGAAAGAAGTAACGGAAGATAAATAAACATAAAGGAGTCGTTAGCACATGAATATAACGGAGGTAGCAGAGAGATTCGAGATAACAGAAGACGAGGCGACCGATTATATCATCGCTAACGGCTTTTCTATTACTTCGAATGATTACGATAGACAACAAGTTTACTTATTGGGAATGTATGACGATTACGTACAAGCAAAGAATGACGCAGCTAAGGCTAGAGAGACATTTCGTTACCAAGACGGAGAAGAAATGGTCGATAAGTCAAAACAGTTTGATGCTTACCGTGCTTACGCTAATGATTTATTCAATCGTTGGCAAAAAGAATTAGCACAATATAACAACGATGAAGATATGGATGGTTCACAGTTAATACTACGTAAAAGAGCGAAGTGGTTAGATGCGTGAGATAGCAGAACAGATTGATAAAATCTCAATCGACCATGAACAGCAAGTAGTAGACAATGTGGCGTCATTGATAGCCGCTGTTATAAAGATATTAAACGACAATTCAAGCAGTGAGAATATAACATTGGCTGACGGATCAATCATTAAACGTAACACAATTAATCGAAGTAAATTACGACGAGTATTAGCCGAACTTAGAAAGCTAGAGAAAGAAACGTCGAAGATGGTATTCGATGGAACATTATCGTCAATGGAGGCTGCGCTATTAGCAACGACTACATTCTATAAAAGTAGATTCAAAAGTATCGTTACTAAAGGGACGTTGAAAGCGTCGGAGATAGCAAAGAAACCAAGCGAAGATGGATTGACGTTACAAGATCGAATTGATTCCCAAGCAATGAGATACACTGACGACTTATACAAACAGATTAGAGTCTCGATTAATAAAGGTCATTCAATATCGGAGATTATAGACGAAGTAGAAGGAGCATTTAAAGGTAAAGAGTGGGAGCTACGCCGTATTGTAACGACGGAAACTTTCAACAGTTACCGTACGTTAGTAGGCGAAATAGCTGATAAAAGCGGCTTAACGTGGATTAGGTTACACGAATCATTCCCACGACATCCTAGACGTAGGAAACATACGTGTTTCGCTTATGCGCATGAAGATAAGTACGGAAAAGGACAAGGCGTATTTAAGTCGACAGATATGAAGATATACAGTCCTCATCCGCAATGTACATCGTGGCTAGAGTTACTCGAGTTAGGAGAAGAGGTGTCCGACAATGTTGACTGAACAAGATTTGCTACACATTAAAGAGACTAGAGCGCAGTTGATTAAGAATAGAACGCAGGTCATAACGATAACTATAACGAATGAAGATGGCGAAGATCCATTTACTGGCGAACCTATCTCAACGACAGTCACTAAAGAAGTTGACTCGGTGGTTACTGATAGAACGTCAAGGGTTGCGGCAGAGCGTCGTATATCAGATGCCGAAGAAGTTATCGAAGGAGACATTTGGTTCTCGATTGATGTCGACGAGTTTGATACCGAAGATAATCCAAGACTAATTACTAGGACTATACACGATGGATTAGAATATGCGGTTGTAGCAGCCGATCCAAAAGGTATTGGCGAAATGACGTCCCGTTGGGAATTTGTCGGAAAGCGAGTGAAATAAATGAAAGCTCGAATATCAGTTAGCGGTTTGTCGAGAGTACGTACAGGAATATCTACAGCAAAAGCGTATAAAGCGATTAACAATGTCGATGAAGAAATCGGTAAGATAGCGCAAGAAATAGCCGTTAAAATGGCTAACGATGCGCCAGTGCTTACAGGTGCTTTACGAGATTCATTAGCGAACTCATACGCGCATACTGGTATGCTAGTCCACGAATTAAAACTAGATACCGAGAATGTTCCATATGTATGGCGTCAGAACTTCGAACATAAATCAAAACGATATTATATAACTAGAAATGTAAACGAGGCTAGATCAACGTTTGAATCTCGATTAGCAAAGGCGGTGGAGAGAGCTTGGAACTAACATACTTCGAATTAATCGGAAGTTTACGAAAGTACTTCCAAGATACAACCGGTATTAAAACAGTGTGGAAGTACTACGGTTACAAAAAGCCCACCGAGAAACCTTTTATCGAAATAGAATACGTAAACAGTAGTCTTAATGAATTAACGAAATCTAAAGATTTAATTCACGAAGACATATACTTAAACGTTGGTATTCACGGAGGTAATATAACCGAGTTGTCAGACGTTCATAAATCGGTTATGCCGATATTAATGTACGCAAACATTCCTATTATCAATAACAAACTAGAAACTATCGGTAAATTTTCAGTAGAGAATATAAACGGTGTATCAAATATCATGTACGGCACACAAGTCGAAGATGAGAGTAATACACATCGTTTGTATATAGATATAAGTATTCCCTTAACACACGTTAAGAAACAAATTTAAACGGACACGGTACTTAGTTACCGAATTATTATATGGAGGTTTTGTCAAATGGCAGTTTCAAAAGGTTCTAAAACGGTACTATTTTTCCAATCAATGGACGACACTACTGCGGATGGAAATAAATTAAGATTAGCGTTCCAAACTGAACACCAATTCAACAGTGAGCGTGAGGCAATAGAGGAAACAACGAAAGATGGCGTATTAAAAGACGCTGGGGAGATTAACGCTAACATCGAGTTCACATGTTATGTAGTACGCGACAACGATACTTACAAGTTAGTCGAAGAATCATACCTTAAAGGTAAAACGTTACAAGTATGGGAAGTAGACATTACGGAAGAGTCAAAATCGGGTAAATATTACGCTACTTACGGACAAGGTACTTTAAGTACGTTCAACAAGTCTTCTTCAACGGATAGCTACACTGAATTATCTTCAACGTTCAACATTAACTTAACGCCTCAACAAGGAGAAGTTTCATTAACTCCGGATGAGTTCCAAGCAGTACAATACGCGTTCAATGACTTCGGCGAATTAGCTGGGGGAACTGGCGGCGGATCACAAGAAGGTTAATAGTAATTTCATAGCGGAGTGATTAGATTCATTCCGCTTTATCTTTGTAATAACGATATATGGTGTATCGATAATAAAAAACGAAAGTGGAAGGTGCATATTATGAAAATCACATTAAAAGAAAAAGAATACGAATTGGACTTCGATATAGGATTCGCAATTAAATTAGATGAGAAGTATTCGTTAAAACAGAAAATAGCAGACGTAACGGAATTAGAGTTCGGTATTGGAGTAGCGACAGTATATCCTCGTTTAGCTGCTAACGACTTGAGAGCGCTAGTTGATGTGTTTGACGCGGGATTAGCAGACGTTAAAACTGTTTCGTATACACAGAAAGATTTACACAAAGCCGTATCAGAGAAGATTCGTGAAGTAGGAGACATCATGAAGTTGTCTGAACAGTGTATCGAGGAATTAGAACGCGTGGGTTTGTACAACCACATACTCAATCCGCAAGCACAAACGGAAGAGAAGTAAAGAAAGAGAAAACAGAATCTATGACATTCGGCGATATAATCGCTGATTGTTTTAGGTATCTGAATATCAACGATATAGAACAAATTAAGCGAATGAAGATATGCGAGTATAGAGCGTTGTTACGTGGCTATCATAAACGATATGTAGACGAAATGGAACGACTACACTTACTTGCGTGGCAATCGAACTTAGCCGGTCAATTTAAAAATAACGGATCGCCAGTATTCCCTACATTCGATAAATTCTTTAATCGTGCTGATTGGACCGGAGAAAAGGAAGTACAACGTAATCCGGAGGCTATGGAGCGTTGGAATGAATCGATTAAGAACGCGGAAGATATACTCAACGCAAGATTGGGTGGTTCATCATTCGAAGGTCAATAAATTTATAACGAAAGGGAGTATAGTACATGGCGCATATGTATGATGTAGCGGCGAAACTTCATGCCGATTCAAAAGGTTTCGTAGCAGCTTTTGCGGCAGCAGAGGCGGCTGTATCGAGATTCAATAAGACAGTTGCTGCGACTAATATGGCGGGTGCTACTAATAGTTTATCGGCTTTTCAAAGAGCTAATGCTAATACGGCATCATCTATCGATAGAAGTACCGGTAGATTACAAGCATTTAATCGAGTTGTAGGAGCGATGCCAATTACTCGTGCTACTAACGGTTTAGGCGATTATAGTTCCGCTACAGGTAGAGCTGCTAACAATGTCGGTAGAACTACAACGGAAGTTAGCCGTTTAAACAGAGCTATAAACGCAGCTAGTTTAGCGCATGCAACAAGTAGTATGTCTAGTTTCGATAGAGCTAACTCTAGCGCATCTACATCGGTAGGTAAAACAAGCGGAGAAGTTTCTCGCTTAAATAGAGCCGTGAGTGCAACTAATATGGCGGCAGCTACTGCGAACGTCGGTACTTTCGCTGGTGCTAACCAAAAGGCGCAAAGAGCCGTTGATTTAGCGGCTAGAGACATCGATAGATTTAATAGAACGGCTAGAGGATTCGCTATGGGCGGTATCGCAGGTGCAACAGCATTTGGCGCAGCAATGTACGGATCGCTTAAAACATTCGCATCATACGAATCGGGATTAGCTGGTGTTAAAAAGACAGTAGACGCGTCAGACGCAGAATACCGTAAGTTGGATCAAACTTTCCGTAAGATGACGACTACTATGCCAGCAACATACGAAGAGATTACGGCAGTCGGAGAGGCAGCCGGACAATTAGGAATCAAGAAAGAGAGTATCGCTAAGTTTACTGATACGATGATTCGATTAGGTACATCAACGAACATGTCAGCCGAAGAGGCAGCTACAAGTATCGCTCGAGTATCTAACGTTATGGGGACAGCTGATAAAGACGCAGACAGGTTCGGTGCTACGCTTGTTGACTTAGGTAACAAATACGCTACAACTGAATCGGAAATTATGGAAATGACACTGCGTTTAGTCGGTATGGGTAAACAGTTGAACATGTCAGAGGCAGAAGTTATGGCGCTTTCAACTGCTATGTCATCAGTTGGTATTAAAGCCGAAATGGGTGGCTCGGCTATGTCTCGTACAATGACGAAGATGAACTCGGCGCTACAAGGTGGCGGAGAGAAAGCAGAGGCTTGGGCGAACATCATGGGTATGTCCGCAGAGAAAGCTAAAGCCAAAATCGAAGAGGACGCATATGGCGCGTTAATTCTGTTACTTAAAGGATTAGATAAATCGAAAGCATCGGGAGAAAACCTCGATAAAGTGTTAGGCGAATTAGGTATCAAAGAAATTCGAGAAATCGATACTATGAAACGTTTATCATCAGCAGTAGATCAAGTTACATCGGCTAGAGAAGTCGGTAACACAGCGTGGGCTGAAAACACAGCGTTACTTGAAGAATCGAACAAGCGTTATGAAACATTCGCAAGTAAGGTTCAGATGGCATGGAACAGAGTTCGAAATATATTCGCTAACATGGGCGGAGCTTTCGCTAAAGCTAACGGAGAATTTATGAACTCTATAGACGGCATGCTACAAGGTATCGAACGTTTAACAGACGGATTCTTCAATGCCGAAGGTGGCATATCGCAACTAGGACAACGTTTCGTTGATACGTCATTATTAATCGGTGGAATAGTAGGTACGCTTGGAGTTGCAGGTGCGGCATTTATGGCGTTTGGTCCCGCTGGTGCAACTACTGTCGGGGTTGTAGCTGGATTAGGAGCTATCGTCTATGCGGTTAAAAATGTCGGTAAAGTATTTAACGGCAGTGAAATCACGAAAGGTATGAATGAGATTTCGAGAATATCGGACTCGTCTACACGTGAGGCAGCCGAAAGTTACCAAAACATGAAGTTAAAGGTATTAGATAGTATAGGTGGTATGGTTACAGGCGCTAATGCGAAATCGTTAGAGCTTAAAAACGGTATGCTTAAAAACCTTGATGGTATGGGCGAAATGTCCGCTAAAGAGGCAGCCGATATGAAGAACAAAGTATTAGCCGAACTATCAGACTTAACGAATAAAGCTGTACAAGAGATAAATAACAGTGAGAAACGTATCGCTGATATAACTCGTAGTTTAATGAAAGGCGCAAGTGAAACTGAAAAGGCGGCGCTAGAACAAAACTTAGCCGAGCAGAAACGAATCTTTGACCGTAAACGTGAAATCGTTAAGAACGCAGAATCAACTATATCAGACATCCTTAGTACGGCATCAAAAGAACGTAGAACACTTACGACACAAGAGTTTAACGACTTGGGTACGGCGTTTAGCTCTATCGATAAAGAGTTTAAAACTTCTATCGGTAATAATGTTTCGGACTTAGCTAGGTTGCAGACGGCATTTGATAAATTAGATGCGAACGCTCCAGTAGAAAAAGTTCAATCGTCACTTACGGACATGGCTAAGACTACTGTAAGTACGATGAAAGAAATGGATAAAGCCTACGAGAAAAACTCTACAATGATTAAACAGAACATGGGCGATACAGAGGCTGGTAAGCAACTATTAGCGCAGTTAACACAGGAACACGATAAGCAAAAATCGGCTATCCTAGAAAACTTAGATGCTAACGAACGTAATGCTAAAGGTATTCATGGTAGCGTTGATGCAATGAAAGGCTTAACAGAAGAAGAACGACGCTCACTTGGAGTTAAGAAAGATTTAACGAGACAAGAGGCGGCAATGGGCAGTATCAGTGATCTTCGTAAGCATAAACAGATTTCATTAGCGGATGCTATTGAGGCGTCAAATAAAGCCGAAGAGAAATCGGCAAGTGCTGCCGAACAAGCAGCTAAGAAATATCTCGAAGTCGGAGCAGCAGTCGACACAATCCCTAATAAATTCGACACTATGAAAGATGCGTCATTAGAGGCGGCAACTGCAATCGGAGAAGGTTTCGCAACTAAATTCGAAGATGGTTTCGAAGGTGTAGACATCACAGGTGTTGGACGTAAGACAGTTGACGAGTTTGTCGAAGGTGTACGTTCGGGAGAGTTAAGCGTTAAAGATGTAGCGGTTGCTCAAATAAACACTGTTCGAAATCAGATGGGTCAAGAATCGTTAACACCGGAAGGTCGTAAGACGCTTGAAACATTCGTAGATGGTATGAAAGGCGTTAAAGTCGGAGAAGTAGCCGACCAAATGGGTGTCGATCTTAAATCTAAAACGGAGATAAACTTGGGTCCGAAAGGTAACGTAACGGCTAAGTCATTCGTAGAAGGATTGAAAGATGGTACTTATGGAATGTCGGAATTTGCAACGTTCCTAAACAACCGATTGCTTGAAATATCGAAAGTTGATTTATCTGATATGGGTAAACAAGATGTTCAAACATTATCTGCTGGATTACAAAGCGGACTCGTGTCTGTAGATGAAGTCGGAGAGATACTCGAAACGAGCTTGAAACAAAACTCCGATATTGATCTAACACCGGAAGGTCAACAGACTATGCAAACGTTAGTTGCTGGACTTCAATCGGGTAAAGTAACGGTTACAGAATTTACGGCTGGATTAAAAGAATTGATGAAACAGGAATCTAAAGCCGACTTAAATCCGGAAGGTAAGCAAACTGCTGATTCATATAAATCGGGCTTAGATGCCGGTAAGGAAGGTGTTAGTAGTAGCGCTAGAAGTCAGAAAGAGTCAGTCGAAGAAATATTAGGCATGACTACGGACGGCGAAGGTGGAACGAAAGCTACTAACTTATTCACTAGCGGAATACTAGCCGGTGGCGGACAAGCTACAGAGGCGTCAAACTCCGTAAAACTAATACCGGAATCAATCTTAGCAAACGCTAATGATGGTAACGGTGGAAGTAGCGTAAGTTCGAAATTCTCTAGTGGAATTATGGCTGGATTAGGACTAGCAACTTCGAACTCAACAGCGTTAAAACTTATTCCCGAAAGCATACTAAAAGGTGCGAATGACGGTGGCGGAGGTAGTAAAGCCGGTAGCTTATTCCAATCGGGATTAGCATCGAAACATTCTCCAATTAACGGAGTAGCTACTTCAATACAATCTGCCGTGCAATCAACGTTAGGAGCTACAACAGATGGTAAAGGCGGTAGTGGTTCGGGTAACAAGTTTAACTCGGGACTATCAAGCACGAAAGGTTCTATCAATGGAACGTCGAATAGTATTAAGAGTAGTACGGAAAATACACTCGGATCTACAACGGACGGACGCGGTGGTAATAAGTCGGGTTCAATGTTCAACAGTGGATTATCCGGAAACATGGGTTCAATAAACGGTACAGCAACGAATATCATGAGTAACGTTCAACGAGTATTAGGTTCGACTACTGACGGTGGCGGAGGTAGTAAATCGGGTTCATTATTCGTTAGTGGATTAAGCGGACAAAGCGGTCCAGCTAATAGTGCCGGTAACAGTGTTTCTAGCGCCGGTAAATCGGGTCTTTCTAATACAGGTGGAACATTCGGACTAGGGCAGAACTTAGGTCAAGGGTTCGTTAATGGTATAGCTAGTATGGTCGGTAGAGCCGCATCAGCTGCTGCAAGTTTAGCAAACGCTGCAATGTCAGCTATTAAACGAGCGCAACGCTCTAATTCTCCAGCCAAAGAAACGATTAAATTAGGCGGAGACTTTACTGACGGTTATATGGTCGGTATAGAAGAACAATCTAAATACGCTATTAAAATGGCGGGAGATTTAGCGTCAGATTCGATAAATACATTCGATAAAACGTTAGGTAAAAATCCATTCGATTTAGGACGTATGACGGAAGTTAAACGGAATATTAACGGATTGAGACCTAAGATGGATCACATGGTTAAGTCGAATATGAAAGTCGATATGCCAATGACACGTATGCGTGTAGACGTTAATGTACATGCGGATCAAGAGTGGATTAGAACGGAGGTCAATAACGAGAACGCAATAGAGGATAGATTAAACTATATGAACTAACGGAGGTCATAAGCGATGGACGTTGAGATAAAAAAGAAAGACGGATCTACTTATAGATTATCTGACTACGGAGTAGTTTATGACTTCGTAGTTGGATCAATAGAATTAGAGTCGTTCCAAGATAGAGTGGAAGGTCGTTCTGGAGTAGTCGACTACGGTGCTGACTATGCTAACCGCACCATAAGCGTACAAATGAAATTTAAGCACTCGAACATGCATGATTACGCACATTTAAGAGACGAAATATACGATGTGTTAGTAGATACAGACGGCTACTATATCCGAGAATTGAGGAGACCTCGCAGATTAGAATACGAATTTGTTGATTTCGGTAACAGTCCTAAATGGAAAGATCAAACCGATGACACTTATGTAAATGGAAAGCAGTACCATGTTCGGATTTCTAACACTTTATCCCCCGAACAGTTATTTAACGGAGGGGAAATAGAGATTGAATTTCAAACGGTAGATTTACCCTTTGCTAAAACGATATACACTACTCAAGATTTAGACATGCTAGGATATGCGGCAGCTGCTACTAAATTTGGCTTAGCAGAAGGTATTAATCAGAAATATACGAAGTATAAATTTACGACAAATAATTTTGATGTGTACAATCACGGACACTTAATGATTGATCCGAGATACATGGAGCTGAAGATTATTGTAAGAGGTCTGACTACGACAGGGAACTTCGAGATTAAGAATAATAAAACTGGAGAGGTTTTCAGATACGTAAACTCGGCTAACTCAAGGACTATAACTATCGACGGTGCAATCGTTAAAGATGGCGCTTTGAACGTTCTTAGGAATACTAATAGGAGATTTATTTCTATCGAAAAGGGGATTAACGATTTTAAAATTACAGGCGGTAGTTTTTCAAGTATAGAATTTATATTCCCGTTTTATTATAAATAGGGGGCTATTGAATGGAACGTAAAATAATAGAAGGATTATGGGAGCGTGCTAACTTAAAGCACATTAATGACAACTTCGAGAGACTATTCGAAGCAATAATAGACGATGTAGAGCTAAGAAATGAAGTAATTGAAACACTAGAAAAGGCGAAAGAGGCTAATGCATCTAATGCGGAAGTTCGAGAAATGCTCAATGCTATCATTATCGAGAACGGTAACTCCGATGCAGAAGTCGTACAAGCCAGAGGCGGTCATACGGTACTTGGAGAAAGATTAGACATACAAGAATTACAGATGGGTAAAGATCCATATTACTCGGAAATTACCTACGAGCAACTATACGATGAGCCTTCTAAAACCTATTACTATCTAATTACGATACCTCATAAAGATGAAGATGGAAATATGATAGAAGTAAAACATGGGATAGCTAACGATGTTGTTGCAAACGGTGTTGAGACGGCGAGACAGTTTTCTGAACGTATTAATCCAACGCTTGTTGCTAACGCCTCTATATTTAATACAGCAACGAACAGGATAATCGGAATACAAATAAAAGATGGGGAAATCATACAATCGACTCCGCATGCGACTAGCTATACGTTAGGGGTTAAAGCTGATAATACACTTATCGCAACACCACCGACTGTGAGTGCCGAAGAGTTACTCGACATGGGTGTTGTAAATGCGTTTACTGCGTTCTTTCCGTTACTGACAGACGGCGTACCAACAGATGAAAGCGTATATGCGACAGCGAGTCCTAACTCGATGGTTAAAAACCCTCGTCAGATAATAGCGCAGAAACAGAACAAGGACATTATGATTATAACTACGCAAGGTCGCGGGTACGACGGAGAAGGTCTTACTTACGCAGAGGCGATGGACTTGTGCTTATATCACGACGCAGTCTTTGCATATAACTTAGATGGTGGAGGATCGACGCAATCAGTCGTGAGAGGTTCGTTATTGAATACGCCGATTGATAGTTACGGTAAAGCTGAACGTGGTGTAGTGGACTTTTTATACTTCGATAAACCATCTTTTAAATCGGAGGTATTTAGAAGTTTTAGCCGTGATGTAGGGCATATATCTAAGAAATTATCTGATGTAAAAGTAGATGTAGGTTCAATTATAGCTGATTTATCAAGTAACGGAGGCGGAGAATTTAGAGAATTTGCCACGCGAGCCGATGACCTCAACAGTATTAATAAATCGGGACTGTATTGGGCTACAAATTCGAGCAAACAATCTCCCGGAGATTATTCTTATGGGATATTACATTTTCAAGCTAATAGCGATTCGGCATTGCAAATAGCGTTTCCTTACCATAATTCTTTAAGTGAAATAAAGATGCGAAGAACAACAGGTAACATGAACTCATGGACTGGATGGCGCACGAACTTCGAGAAATCTACATGGAACTCCATAAGTCTTCAAAACGGGTGGAGTAATTACGGAGGCAGTGAACCGATTGCCAGCTATGTGGTAAGAAACGGTGTTGTATATGTACGTGGACTAATTACGGGTGGATCAACAACACTTAACTCGTTAATCGGGAGTATTCCATCCGAATACAGACCTTCTTCACGTCATATTGTGTCGACATTATCATCGGGAGATAATGGGTATGAACCATCGAGATTTTTCATAGAAACAAACGGAGATATTAAGTATATGAATGGAGGTAACAATTGGTTCGTTTTAACTACAAGTTATCCTATTTAATAAACGGAAAGTAAACGGAGGTATAACGTGGACATATTTATAAGAGACTTATCCGGAAACGAGTTTACCGTCGTTGCTCAAACTGAACATGAGATTGAATTAAACGGTAACCAAGTATTGAAATTGACTATAACACCTACTGGGGTAAACAATGAATTTATTGACGACGTAGATAACTTATGGGAGTTAGACTATGGACTCGATACGTACACAATAGTATACGTTCGAAAGATTACTAGAGGCAGTGGGTATTACTTAGACGTTAGAGCAATCCATAAAGCGTTAGATTATTTAGATAGTGTCCGCTTATACTCCCGATTTGACGGTTACTTATCTGCTACAAAAGCCTTTAACGACTTATTTAATACAACTCCATACTCGGTCATAATACTAGATGATTTTGACGGTATAGATATAGAAGGATATGGAGACGGAGACTCAAAACTAGAATCTTTTAAACGATTGCTCGAAAGATTCAAAGCAGAGTTTTATATTAGCGGGTCAACATTCTATATATCGAAGTATATCGGACGAGACACTCAATTCGAGTATAGGCATAAGTTAAACGCCTCTAATATCCAACTAGAAGTTGATGGAGCAGAAATGTGGACTTATGTTAGAGGGTTCGGGGATTACGATGAATCGGAAGAAAATATATATGCTAACGCTAAGATAAAGCTTACCTACGAATCCCCTCTAGCTAAAATAGTAGGCAAGAGACATGCACCACGAGTAGCTAAAGGTAGTTACAAGTTAGAGAGTACTATTATGAAAGAGATGAGGGAAGTTGTAGACAACAGCGCTTTGCTATCGGTTAGTGCAGATATACAAGACCTAAGAAAACAGGGTTATCCGTATGCACAACCGGAAGTAGGAGACAGAGTTTTTGTTGTCGATGAGAGAATTAATTTCAATCAAGAAGTAAGAGTCGTTAAGGTAGTAACTGAAAGATACGCTAATACAGAAATACGTCGTGTGACAATTACCTTTGGTACAGAGAGATTAGGACGTCGATATGCGAGCAATCTATCGTCAACAATGAATAGATTAAATGACATTCTGAAAGGCAATGCTACTTTCGAGCGTAGTGTATTAGATGTTAGAGCGCAAGACATGTTAAAGAAACTTAAATCAGTCGACACTGAATTAACGTTAGATAATGGCATCTACGCTATCGATAAGAACAACCCTAATAATGTTTTAGGTTTAAATAGTGCCGGATGGTTCATATCAACTGACGGAGGGCAGACATCGAAAGTTATTGCTACAGCAGAGGGAATACACGCTGATGCTATTACCGTAGGAACGCTTGTCGCACAACGTATGCACGCTATTGACAAGAATACAACCGTTTCCATAGAACAAGGGGCAATGACGATAGATCGTATCGGTGGTTATACAATGAAGATAGGTGCAGACGGTTTGCTAATGCTCAATAACGATGGTACAGAAAGATTTAAAGCTGGTCCAGTTTTCGTTAACTCGTCAGCATTAGGAACGATTAACTCAAACGTATACCTAGCAGCGGCGGTTGGCAACGAAGTAAGAGCCGTCGATATTAGTCAAGTACCGAGTGATGGTGCTTGGGAAAGTTATAATTACGTGGATATACGCGCTAGGGGTTTAATCGCCGATATAATAAGACCTAACTTTACAACGCATCTTTATTTAGGGACTGACAACGAAGTGCGTGTTACGTCTAAAGGTGGCGGAACAAGCGGAGAAGTAGCTTACCGTAAGTTACGTACGGCTGGTGTATACGGAACCTACTTCGATCTTAACTCAAGTATTGGAGATAACACTAACGTATATGTACGACCATCTAGTAACGGAGAAGTAAGGTTCACGGCAATTGATACGTTAGAGAATTACGTCAATGTTAGAGCCGAACAAGCCCTATTAACGGCAGTAGTTGCGAAAGGTACTAATACGCATTTGTACATGGGAACTGACAATGAATTGCGTGTAACTGGTAAAGGGTTAGCAAGTGGAACTATTGCATATAAGCAAGTACGATCAGCAGGTTATTTCGGTAACAGTTTAGACATAAATACTGGTACAAACCTTTATATACGCCCATCAAGCGGTGGAGAAGTACGTGTGACTAATACGGGAACAACTGGTACTTATGCATCGGTAAGAGCCGACAAGTTTATCGGGCAGTTGGTCGAAAGTTCTGCTGAAGAACTAAAGACTAATATCGAAAAATGGGACTTAAACGCGTCACAGGTTATCCGTGATACCGTACTGTATGAGTACAATTATAAATACGACTTAGAACAAGGTGTCGATACTCGTAGACACGGCGTTGTAATCGGTAGAGAAACACCAGAACATATTATCAACGGTAAAGGGATTAGTGTATATGAATTAACATCTACATTAGCAAAAGCACTACAGGAGACAATCGAAAGATTAGACGAATTAGAGAAGAAGGAGATTATCGAACATGAACGAGACAATGAATAGTGAGATTGAATTAGCTGTATTACGCAACAGATTATATGAAGAAATAGAACGAGGCATCGTGTTACAAACGAAGCTAGAGGAGTCGTATAGAGAAAAGGCGGAGTTAGAGTCCGAGATAGAACATCTGACAATGCCCGTTCAAGACGGTAATTAAAACGCATAAGAAAGGACGGTCGGAAAATGATTAAACGTTTTTTGTCCGAAATACAGAATCATGCACTACGCGCTATGTTCGGGTACATAGACGATCAACTTGACGAACTCAACGAGCGCGTGGACCGTCTTGAAAAAAGCGATCGTAAGGTAACTGACGAATTAAGCAAAGTGTTAGCGGTAGTAGAGTCCGGATCAGAGACGAGAAAGACCGTTAAGAAAACTATTGTAACGGCTGTAATAACTGGTGTTGTCGGTTATTTACTTTCACAGTACGGACTAAAATAAAATAGAACGGAGGTGCGAAAGATGAAAAGAAAGCCAAAGAAATCGGAAATATTATTGTTATTCCTTATGATTGGTATCGGACTTACACTAGCGTTAGACCCGGAGTTATTCGTTAAACAGTTCTCGCCAAACAACGGTAAACAAATTCACATTATCGGAGGTCAAACAACGACTATGTGGGTGTCATTCGGTTTAGGGGCAGCTATATTTACTTCGTTCTATATAACAAAGACTAACGTTATGCTTTCGCTTATAATCGCGAGTTTCAGTTTCTTGTTAATACTAACGACAAACGCTGCGACTACTTACCCGAACTTGTTAACGGTGTTTATGGTCGGAATACTAGCAGCGGTACTTAGCGATTTGTTCTCAATTATCGACGAGAGTGAAGAGCGTAAGAAACAAGAGATATTAGAGACGTATATAGACGGAGACAAGAAAGATGAAAAATAAACGGAGGTTTTATACTATGCCAAAAGACGTAGGAACATGGACGAGATTAGTGTTACTTTTATTAGCTTTAGTAAACGGGATTTTAACGGCTGCTGGAATGAGTCCGTTACCAATTGACGAACAAGAGTTATCGGAATTTATTTCGCTTGGATTTATTATCGTGACAGGTCTAGCTGGTTACTTCATGAATAACTCGCATACACTTGCCGGTAAAGAAGGAACTGATTATACAAGAGCGTTAAAGAAAGGCGACATCCCAATCGAAGTAGAGCAAGAAGTTGCACAGAATGAATACTCGGAACAACCAACTCCGGGCGGTCACGTACCAAAACAATAACGGAAGGAAGATGCTAATTGAAAAAGCAAGAGGCGGTAAATTGGGCGGTAAGTAATATCGGTAAACGATTAACAGCGGGTCAGAATAATGGCGCTCAATGTGCGACATTCATTATCGAATTTCTAAAGAAACACTACAAGGTTCATCCAACGGGTAACGCGATAGACTTTATCGATTTTAAATATCCGAAAGGGTTCCAAGTTATTAAAGGTAAAAAACAGATTCTACAGCCGGGAGACATTTTCGTAATGGGCGGAGATGAATACGGACACACGGGGATGGTAACAGAGGCAAACGCTGATTACTTTAATAGTGTCGATCAAAACTGGTACAACGCTAACTTAGATAAAGGTAGTCCGGCAGCACTTGTCGAAGATCACGTGTACGACAATATAGTAGGCGTTATTCGTCCACCGTATTCAGATGCCGTCAAAGGCGCTGGCACTGTATCGACTAAGATTAAAACGATTAATAAAACGATTAACTACAAAATGGCTAACCGTGTGGGTAGCGTTAAAGGTGTCGTTATTCATAATACAGCCGGATCAGCTACTGCGTTGCAAGATTATAATAATCTAAGAAACGCTAGTGAACAACGATACACTGCCGGAATAGCTCATTACTACATCGACCGTAAAACTGTATGGCGAGCTATTGATACGTTCAGTATCGCATGGCATGTCGCTAATGCTAACGGTAATAACGGCTATATTGGTTACGAAGTTAACGAATCAATGTCGGCTAGTAACAAGGACTTTATGGCTAACGAACAAGCAACGTTTAAGAAAGCAGCACTGGATATGCTTTATTACGGACTGCCGGTTAATCGTTCGACGGTCAATCTACATTGTGAGTTCGTTCCGACCGCTTGTCCCCACAGATCAATGACGATTCACACTGGTTGGGATCCAGTGAAACAAGGAGCTGCGCCACAAGAAATCGTTAATAAACTAAAGGATTATTTCATCAAGGAGATTATGAAGTACTATAATAATCCGGCGTTAAAAGCTGGTGCGCCAGCAAACGATTTAGTACCAACGCAAGACACTATACCATCTAAACAACCGGATAACGTAGCCGTACAGAATAAGAATGAAATTGCTAAACCGGCTAAAGGCTGGCAAGTCAATGCCGACGGGGTAAAATACATGGAAGAGCATGCAACGTTCACATGTAAATCGAAAATAGGCATTGCCACTCGTTTGAATGGTCCGTATACAGGACACCCACAAGCTGGCGTACTTCGATATAATGAATCGGTAGATTACTCCGAGAAACAAGTGTACGATGGTCACGTTTGGATCTCGTGGGACACTTACGGTGGTTACACTGTGTATATGCCAGTTAGAGAAATATACGCAGATGGTACTCAAAGCGATTTATGGGGCGTTATTTCTTAACGAATTATATCGTGTGTATATAATAGGAAGAAACTCGTCACAAGACAGTTAATCACGGTGTGATTTTCAACCGTGTGCATCTCATACACCATACAATGTCGAAGTGGAAAATCGGCATAAAAAGAGCGGTAGACTTAAGTGTCTATCGCTCATTCTTTTTATATTTTATTCTTCATAAACGTTGTAAATAAGTCGACGTTCAAATACGACTTAAATAAGTGCTTTGACGTTAAGCGTTCGAATACTTTCGCCATTGCATAATCGGTAGGTAATCCCGATTCTGTTTTCGACATACTCTCCAACGTATTTATCTCTTCGATCATGTATGTATTTAAAGTTGATTGGAACGATTTATATTCCGAATGTAAGTCCGGATCATTAAGAATCATTTCTAGTTCGGCTGCTGGTTTCGTTAAGTAACTTTCCAGTATATCGTCTACAACATCGTCTAATGGACGGTTGTTATGATCAGCGTACTCGTTTAGTCTTGCGATAGTTTCGGCGTTTAAGTCTACAGTAATTTTCATGTAATTGTCCTCCGTCTGAATATCGTTTGTCCGTTTGTTTTATTATACGATACCGTACAACAATTAGCAAATTACGAAGTATCTACGTATATACAACGAATACTTATTGACGTATAAACTCATACGTTATATAATTTATATACGCGCTTTTTCCGCGTATTCGACTGGTCCCACGTGTAGTTATCGACTAACACGCGGTCCAAATCGTTGTACATACTGCTGTTATGCCGGCGTGGTGGAATTGGCAGACACGCGGGACTCAAAATCCTTTGATGTGCCAACGTCAGCAAATTGTTGATATGACGCGTATTTACAACCGTATACCATTGTCGATTACGTAGGATTAAAATACTACGCGTTGATGGGCGGTAATCATATATGAAAAGACGTACGATAATCAATGTTCCTACTGATAATGTTCGTTTAGATACTCCGAAAGACGAACTATCGAATAACCCTTCTTTTGACTATGCGGTAAAATTATTTATCGCCGACAGACAGTCACGCAATTTATCCGAAGATACCATTAAGTATTACAAACAGAAACTTTCGTTATATAAACGCCGTTATTATGAAATGTACGGTAGCAATCCTCGTAGAGCTATTTTAAGGCGTAATATAGACGACTTTGTTACATACCATACGATAACACTCGACAACAAACTATCGAGCGCACAGGCGTGTCTACGTGCCTTAAAAGCGTATTGTTCGTTTTTAGTTAGCGAAGGCTTAGAAAAAGATAATCCTTTCGATGACTACACGTTAAGGAAACCGAAGAAGACGGTTATTAAAACGTTTAGTGTTCAGCAGATAGAACGACTATTACATCAACCGGACTTAAATACGTTTACAGGGTTTCGTGACTACGTGATTTTATTAACGTTGCTAGATACCGGTATTCGTATTCGAGAACTAGAATCGATTAATGTTGACGATGTAGTTTTAAACGAGAATTATATTTCGATTTATGGTAAGAACGGTTCATACCGAAATGTTCCAGTATCTTCGCAATTAAAGAAAGCGTTAAGTCAGTATATGAAGGTTCGTGGTTATAGCGATTCAGAGGCGTTATTTATTTCGAGTTTAGATTCGAGATTTCTTAGACGTTCAATACAAGACCGTATTACAATGTATGGTAGAAAAGCGAATATCCAAGACGTAAGGTGTAGTCCGCATACATTTCGACACACATTTGCTAAAATGTACATTAAGAATGGCGGTAACATTTTCGTACTACAAGATATACTCGGACATTCTACGCTTGAGATGGTTCGAGAGTATGTTCGATTATTTAGTAACGATCTATATAACGATCATAAACGACATAATCCGTTAGGAACGATATATAAAATTTAATAACGATAATTTATTTATTATCCGTAAAAGGCGATTCGACACTATTTGTCGGTCGTCTTTTTTATTTGTCGAAAATTAATTTACGAAAAAGTGTCCGTCGAGAGTATGTTAACGGTATTAGTTATTAGAAAGCATAACAAGGAGGTAAAGCGATGGAAGAACGAAAGCCTTTCGTGATGTTGCCTAAATCGTTAGTTAAGGACGAACATATTAAGGCTGCTACAATCGGCGTATATGCGTCAATAGCCGTATGTTGTCACGATCAATATAAAACGGGCGCACCATCGAGAGCAACTATCGCAAAGATGTGCGGCATGAATAACAACACGCTAGGTAAACATTTAAAAGTATTATCTGATAGAGGTTATATTGTAATTTCGCACAGATACGATAGCAAAGGCGGAGGTAAAACGTCTAATCAATATAAGCTATTAAACGTGTAGTGTATCAAATTAGTTAGTAGGGTATGTATCACTTTTGCTACTAGGTATGTATCTAATCTGATATATAATTAATAATAATACCGATTAATAATAATACCTAATTAATACAGTACATACGTACTTCGTACGTAGGAGAGTTTTTCTTTGAAAAACACTCCATGCGCTAGCATGAATATAATCGATTAAGTAAAAGATATTATCGGAGTAATAAAGGAATAACGGTGTATTACATTAAACGGAATATAAACGGAACTGATACAACGAAGTATTAGTAATAACTATAACTACGGTGTACTAGAAGAAAGGACGGAATTATAAATGGCGGCAAAACAATTTGATGAAATCGAAATTAGCGAATGGAACGTTAATCACTTTTTCGGCTATATGAATAAATTAACGGAAGATAAATTCGGAGTAGGATATGCACCAATGCGTTCATGGAATTTCGAACGTGGGTTAATCGGAGGTATTATCGGAACTAAAAAGAAAGAAGGTACGCACGATAAAGAATTAGTTAAAGAATTTATCGACTTAACATTCTCGGAGTATAAATCGTCCGAACAATATCCAGCTCCAACATTCGGTTTTGTATGGACTTACCGACAAGGAGATTTACAGAGAGCGCAAATAAATATCCGTAAGCAGCAATCGACTGAACAAGCATCAGAAGAAATACAGTCCGACAGTTTAGACGACTGGTTATTGTCTTAAATAGACGGAATACGCACGTAATAGCCTTTAAATAAGCCGATAGAATTTTTAATGATATATTTACCCTTAAAACACTATCGCCTTAAATAAGGCGTAATTAGAGCGTTAAACGGGAGGTGTAGTTTTGAGTGAGTATATTATCGAAGTAGAGACAACGGTAAAGATACGTAAGACGATAGAGATCCACGCACTAAACGAATGTGATGCCGAACATAGAGTCGGACAGCTTGCGAGTTGCTATCCCGAAGAATTAACGGATCTATGGGATATGCCGATTGACGATTACGATGTATTGAGTATCGGTAAAGTAACTGACGAATATCTAGGTAACGGAATTAAATTCTAAGGAGGAATTGTGATGACATTTAAAGAAGGCGACCAGTACAAACGTGAACGTGATGAACTAAGCGATAAGTTAGATAAAGAATGTAATGACAATTACAAGCTCGAAGGTCAATTATACGATATGACTAAAGAACGTGACTCACTTATTGAAGAAGTGGAGAAGTTGCGAGAGGAATTAAGGGCGCACGTGCAATGCAATGACGAATTAGGTCGAGTGAATAAGATGAAAGAACAAGCAATCAACGAATTAAAATTCGAGAATGATGCTCTTCGTTTACAAGCCGATGAATATTTTGAGTTTTGGCTAGCCGAATTGGAGCAGCGCATAGAACTATCGTATAGATGGTCGAAATTAGATGATTACGTAAAGGAACGCCGAGAAATTAATCCGGCAAGCATACAGTATATAAAAATCGAAGGTATGATCCGCGAATTGGAGGGCGGAGAAGTATGGAGCTAAGTCTTAACGAAAAGGGAATCTACAATACAGAAAGAGATTAGAGTAAGGTAACAAACCTATAAAGTTTAAGCATAAGAATAAAAAGCAGATTACTTTGAATTTCTATCGACGAATTTGAGATAATGGTAGTAGAAACTAAGAATATATGGAGTAATCTATTAAACAGATATAGGGGGGGTTAACCAAATGAATAATAATGGTAATAAATACATTCGTATTCCTATGGAGAGGAGTAACATTAACTTATATAAACAAATTTTAGAAAACGGCTATGACCCATTCAAGGAATTAGCAAAAGCATCGGCTATACTACCCGAAAGTATGAAAAAAATTAGATTAGAAGTTACTGTGGCTATGGAAAAAGTAATAGAAAGATTTAATGAAAATTGGAATGTGATGCTGAGAGAAACTAGAGATAAAGAAGTTGTAATAGAGGCTTTTTTAAAATACGATATACCTCCGCACCACAAATTCAGAATAACTCTATTCTCTTTTATAATATACAGTTATTCGGAAGGAAAACCTAAAGAAGTGGTAGAGCAAGCTGTAAAGAATGGGTTTTATAGTTATATTTATCCGAATTTGATGAGAGAATGGAAACAAAATCAAGCTGTTAAGTCTAGAATTGAGATATTAATGTTATCCTTAAAGGGTTTTGAAGAGGGTTATTATGGGCTAGTAGTTCCTACTATAATTGCACAAATCGAAGGTGTTCTACTTGAAAAAATATCTGTTAAAAATTTCACAACAGAACAGCTAAGAGAAATAATTCGAAGTATTTTTGATGGCGTAGGGGTAGTTAATACTGATAAAACTCTATCAAAATTTTATTGTGATAAGATAGTAGGAAATAAAGGACCATCATCTGTTCAGAGACACGGTATATTACATGGATCACTATACAATTACCATAACGAAATGGACGCAATTAAGGCAATATTAATATTCGATACTATAATAAGTCGAGTAAATGATGCCGATTCTAAAAGTATGAGAATAATCTATAATAATACTCAAAAGAAAGGACATAAATCAAAAAAGAAGTAGTAGAGATATATTCTCTACATAATTACAAACGGAATTTAAACGGTAAAAAGTGATTAGAAATATTGAGGAGGACACACAATGAAACTTAATCCGGTATACACCCAACCGAAATACCGTATAAACGGAGAAACAAAAGTACATCCAATCGAAAGACTAGAGTTCGAAAGAGTACCCGAAAATAGTCTCGAGAAAATGGGAGTGCGCGTAGCAAAGAGCGGTCAAAACTTAAGAGAATCGTCAGCACACATATTGAAGTCCCGTAAAGGCAACTTCGACAAGATAGAGGAGGCGTTTAAGCGTGCGTAACTTTATAATCGCTTTTATAATAGCCGCGACAATCATGTACGGAGTATACCGAGATTACATGAGAAGGGCGCAAGTACAAGACGAGATAGATCGTTCGTAATTTGATATTTAAAACGAATTATAAACGGTAATTAAACGGTAATATTCGTATATACACAGATACTATAACGGAGGTAAAGAAATGGAACAAACAAACGAAATGAATTGCCCGTTAGCAAGCGTATGTAAGCAAGCGGGTAATTTACCGCAGTGTACGGTATCATGTACGCCATTCATAGCTGTAAGTAGGCGGTATGCTACGACGGAACTGCCTACGGAATACAGAAACATCACGTTAGATAATTCGCCAGCTAAAGCGGATCAATCAGTAATTTATGAACGCTTAGAAACGTATGTAAAATCGTTTGCTATGGACGATGTAACGATAAAGAACCTATACCTATTATCGGAAAGTCCCGGTACTGGCAAAACGACTACTGCGGCTGCGTTGATTAACGAGTATGTAAAGAGACGATTCATGTATTACGTCAAAAAGAAAGTTGAAATACCGCAAGAGTTAGCAGCGTTCCTAGATTTAACAGAATGGCAAAATAAGTATAATCTTGCGACTATGACTAAAGACGAACAAGCACTCGAAGAAATCAAAGACGATATTATTCGATACTCCGAGATTGAGTTTCTCGTATTAGATGATATTGGCGTTAGATCAGCTACGGAGGCTTTTCGTGGTTATGTACATACGATAATCAATAAACGTATTACTAACGCAAGACCAACAGTGTTTACAAGTAACGTACCTATGACGGAGCTTAGTACGATATTCGATTCTAGGTTATACGATAGAGTACGAGATCAATGTATCACAATGCCGTTCGATGGAACGAGTAAGAGGGGGCGTAGATAATGGCGAACAATTTCGGATCAATGATTTTATCCAAAGCATTAGACGTTGAGTCAATTAGCGAATTAAGAAAGCAAGGTATCGACGAAAAATCATTCGTATCGCGTGGAGATATTGCGGTGTATAAATTTATCGATGAATATGCCGAACATCATCAAGGAAAAGTACCTTCGTATGCTACGGTCGTTGATAAATTCGGAGACATATTTACGTATGTTCCGGGTGTAATCGAACCGTTCGAATATTTAGCGCGAGAGGTTAAGAACCGTAAAGCACAGCTAGAGTTCAAAGAGGTCATTGACGGTTTACAGGAAGGTTTTGACAGTGGAAAAAATGACATGTCGGAATATTTATTATCCTTGACAAATGAGCTGGAAATGATTAATAATAGAACAAGACACGAACACACGTTCGGTACAAATATGAAACATGACGTTAATAAGTTTAAAACCGAGTACCTAAAACGTAAAGCTGGAGAGTCCGTTAAAGTATGGGACAGTTCATTCAACTATATCAACAATGAAGTTGGAGGATGGGAGAGCGGAAGTGTTTACGTGTTCTATGCGAGAAGTGGACGAGGTAAGTCAGTGATTACTACGTATGACGCGGTACACTTGGCTAGACAAGGGGCAAACGTTCTATTATGGACGCTTGAAATGTCAGCTTATGAAGTTCTAACTCGAATGTACACATTTATGTCGGCTATGGACGGTAAAACTATTTATACCGATTCAGAAACTAGACAAGAGTACGATAGTGGTTATAGATCGGACTTAATCAGACATGGAGCTTTAGAAGACGATATGGAAAAAGACTTCATGCAAATGTTAGACGAATTAAACTCTACTATGGAAGGTAATATATTTATCCGTTCGGTAGATGACGAAGACTTTTACGATCGTAGTTTAAAACAGATAAGCTCCGATATAGACGCAATTAATGCAGATGTAGTCGTGATTGATCCGTTCTATTACTTAGATTATGAGACGAACAAAAGTAAAACAGCTGGTGGCGATGCTGCTGAAACGAGTAAGAAATTACGTAGATTAGCCGGACAGAAAGAAGTTGTAGTGTTCGCTATAACACAAGCGGAAGAAGACGATAAGGAACAAGAGAAAGAAGAAATACGAGCGCTTAAACTGCCTAAACGACGTGAAGTTAAAAAGACCAAGTCGTTACTTGAGGACGCGAGTGTTCTTATCACACTAGATACCGATTATAAACAGAAAGCCGGAATAATCGGAATCAACAAAGGTCGTAATGGTGGCGAGGGAACAACGAAAGAAATCGTTTATATCCCAAGTGTCGGAATCGTTCGTGAGGCAACAATCGACGAGAACATGTTCGATGAATTTTAATAGCGGAGGGATATTATGGCACAGATAAAAGTTGACGGTAGATACATTGACGTGAATTTATCCGAAGAGCTTGAGCCGTATGAGTTAATAAACGCTAAGCAATCGGGAGATAAGATAGTGGCGAGTTCTCCGTTTAGGGAGGACACGTCTCCGTCATTCTTTATCAATGTTGGCGATGGAGAATACGCTGGAACTTGGGGAGATTCCGGAGCAAGCGATGATTACTGGGCTAAAGGTAATCTCGTTAAATTGCTATCGTACTTTAGGAATGAAACTTACGAAGAGACAGTCGATTATTTAATATCGAAGTATGATTACGAGTATGTCGATACAAGCATAAAGATAGAAGTACAGCCGTTACATTTACGGCAAGGTAATGTCGAAGTGCCTAGTAGCCGTTATAAAGGAAAGCCGATAGATAATTCTTATTTAATAGGACGAGGTATTCATCCGAAAGTAATTGAAATGAACGAGGTATTTGATAACGGAAACAGTGTCGGTATTATATGGCGAGATACAAACGGTAAAGTGGCGAACATTAAATACCGCATGAAGTCAGATAAGACGTTTTGGTATGAACGTGGAGCAACACCGATTAAGCGATTAGTGTACGGATTAAATCACGTCATAGATCGCGGTATAAAAAGAATCGTTGTATGTGAAGCGGAGATAGACGCGATGACGTGGCAATCAGCCGGTATATTTGCAGTAGCAGTAGGAGGCGCAAGTTTAAACGATTTTCAAGCTGATCTAATTGTCGCTAGTGGTGTCGAAGAAGTGATACTTGGAGGCGATTTCGATGAAAGTGGCGCTCGATTTAATCGTATAGTAGAGAATAAACTTCGTAATAGGGTACTAACGATTAGTAAAATAGTAGAATCTTTCGGAAAAGAATACAAAGATGCGAACGATATTGGTACAATTAAATTGAGGTACGCAGAATTTAAAGAAGTGCCTATTATAAAAACGTTAAGAATTTAAGGAGTGTTCGTATGTATAAGAAACTACTATCGATAGGATTAGCAACTAGCATACTTTTAGCTGGATGTGGTTCGGATAATAATTCCGAAGTAAAAGAGAGTAATACGGAGAAGAAAGCCGAGCAAACAATGTCTGTTGAGAAAGCAGCCGTAGAACTATCGTATAAGATAGAAGACAATAAGCTACAATATCCGGAGGATCACGACGATTTATTAGAATATAAAGAATCGGTAGCCGAGTTACGTCCATATGTAGATGCATTAAAGGAGCCTAAGCCGAATAATGAAACAGAAAAAGAGTTCGTTGATACAGCGTCATTAATTACTAGAGACGGTTTTATGGAATCGTTAGAAGAATTTGTGGATAAGGCAGAGAGTGATTCAACGAAGAATTTAATTGAGTATTTCGAAAATCATGAAGTTGATGAATCACATAACGTAAAGGATGTATTATGGAATACAGTAGAGGCAACAGAGTATACGTTCGGAGATATTAAGCAATAAAAAAAGACGGGAATATCTCCCGTCATTACTTACGCTTGTCTGTGTTTCCGAACAAATAGTCAGTAGATACTCCAAAGTAGTTGCATAGAATACTAATAGTATGAGCAGTAGGATTACATTCCTTATTTAGAATATACTTTATACCACCTTCGGATATACCAGTATCTCTCGACAACTGGGGTTTAGATAAGTCGTACTCGTCCATCAAGTTTGAAATTCTTTTTCTCATTAATTCGTTGTGTTTACTACTTTTTTCGGTCATATTACTACCTCCGGTTAAAATAATTTTAAAATAATGCTTTACAATTAGATAATAAGCATTTATATTAGTATATGTGCAACGGATAGTAAACAACCAAAAATAACTTCGGCAAAAGTTTTTTAAGAAAAAGTGTCCGTTTTAAAATATTAAAGGTATTAGTATGTAGGAGGTAGTAATAATGACAAATAAATTAAAATCAGAACTTATGAGCTACATAGCTAGCAAGGGTGTTACCGATCGAGCTGCGTGCGAAACCATCGCTCATGATGTGCTACTCGATAACACAGCGATAGGTTTTGAAAAACGTAACGCAAAATATAAAGTATTGAAATATCACGATCCCAAGAGAAATTATAAAGCTAGCATTACTGGTAGTGATAAAAATATTACGGTATATCTACATGAGCCGATAAGTGATAGTGAAGAGTGCGGCAACATTCTTGACAACACTCCGGCTGATACTTCTAATGAAGACAGAACCGCTAAGTTAATTGAACAACGGCAATTGATCAGAAAACTATTACGCGGTTCAGATGAAAGAACGACGGCAATCGTTCAAACATGGTTAAGTTTAGACCAACCAACATTTACTAAAGTTGCAGAAATGGTTGGGTCAAATAGAAAAACTGTTCAAAGATGTATTTCAAGATTATCTCGAAATTACAACGCTGATGAACATGGTTCTATTTACGATTATTTAAGTTACTAAAACATATGACTGTTATTTCTTGCAGATATATGCAGTAACTACATATTTATTATAGCATGAAGTTACGAAAAATTCATTAAAAATTACCAAAATAAACGGAATTTTGAATAAATATTAACGGAAAAATAACGGAGGTACTAAAATGAGTAAAACGGAAGAATTTAACGCCTTCGAGTCTTTGATAGACGAGAGGTATAGTGAAACTTTGTATAACGGAACTTTCACGGAAGATGAAGATCCGATGGATTACATAGACATAAGGAAAGTGGGTGCTTTAATTGACGGATAAATATAACCTCACTAACCACGCTTACCATCGATACTTAGAACGAATCGGTAAAGGAGAAAAGCACCACATACTCAATCGACTAACTCAATTATTGGAGAATAGCCGAGAGACTTCTCCCGGAACTAACAATTCAACGGTGTATTTTTCGAAAGGCATTGCGATTGTACTAGCAGAAGATAACTACACGATATTAACGGTGTATAGAAGGAAACCGGATGTGCTTAATAGTGATTTATTCGAAGGTATTATCGGAGTAGTTAAAGGCGAGCTATGCAAAGAAGAACGACAGCTTAAAGCAGAGAAACGACGATTGTTAATCGAAATGCACGAGGCTGAAATTCGAAAGTTAAAAGTGTTTAATCCCGATACGCAATCAATCATTCAGCGCAAGATTGACGGGTTAACAACTCAAGTGTCTATCATCAACGATAAACTACGACAAGCAGACGAAATTAGAAAGAAGTTTAAGATAGCGTAATGAATGTCCGACTTAATGTCGGTCGTTCAATCGGCTACATTATTTCGATAGTGTATTCGATTGAGCGCACAAGCGTTCAGCAGTCGGTTTGGGTTATTCCGAAACTGACAAATAAAAACTAGGAGGAATTTTATTATGAGTAACTACGCATTAGGAGCAGACGCATTAAAAAGATTTAACGGAGGTACTACTGACAATTCAGCTGATAACAAATTCGCTAAATTCAACAGTGGTTCAGAATACACTGTAAAGGTACTTGGTACGGAAGATGTGATGGAGGCTAAGACATATTCGCATTTCCAAAACCCTAAGATTGCTACATTTACGGCAAAGAACCCGTCTAAGATTTACAAAGATGGCGACAAGTTCGTTTATGAAAATCCGACAAGTTGGGACGTAGTATCTAAAGCGTTATACGAACGATCAGCTAAGAAGTTTGACGCAGACCATCAACAAGCTGGCGCAGTAGCTCGTAAATCAAGATTCGCATTTGGATTTTTCGACTTAGACACTAACGAACCAATGGTTATTGATGTAACGTCTACACAAGCGCAAGTGTTATACGAGTCAATCATGAAACATGCCGATAAATTAGATCAGCGTATTTTCAAACTATCTAAAACGGGCAAAGGTAAAGACACGAAAGTTGCTTTAGACGTAGTCTTTCCGGGAGAAGAAACAGACAAACAAGCTGAAAACGCAGCTAATGCACCGTCAGAGTTCGATAAGAAGAACTTCGAAGGATTATACTTCGAAAAATCTGACGAAGAAATGAAGAAAGATTTAATCGCAATCGGACATAACTTAGAGGATTACGGAATTGAGCCGCCAGTAGATAACGGTAACAACGACGATCCGACGAACAATTTCTAATAGGAGGCTTACGTAATGGCGAATTTTTCAAGTGCGAAAGGGATGGCGAGTGAGCTAATCGCTCAATCCCTACTAATCGCAAAAGGATATTCCGTCCATGTTCCATTGGTCGCCGAACCGTATGATTTAGTGGCGCATGAGAACGGAACTAAGAACTCGTTTAAGATACAGGTTAAAACACTTCGTATTAGAAACGATCGTGAAGACGCGTTGGTGGTAAAAGCTACATCGTCAAATGGAGAGCGCTATAGTAAGCGAGACGTTGACTACGTGTTAGCAGTAAACATCGACGAAGGAATCGGGTATTTAATAGAGAATACCGAGCAGAAAGAGTATTGGGCGAAAGACTTCGCTACTGCTGCGTCTAAATGGACGGAGTTACGATTAGGAGGCGACACGTATGGCGACTCAACAAGATCGTAATATTATCGGCGGAATGTTCTTCGATGAAAACGGAGAGCAACGCCGTGTGTATTGTTTAGCGGGAACAACACACGTGATAGCAGATAACGGAAGTATACACGAAATAGACGGAATAGATGAAATCGTAATAACGGACGATAAACTAAAACGAAACGGGGACGAATAATTATGGCAATCAGAATCGAAAACAACGAAGGAACTATCGTAGTTGACACTATCGAAGAATTTTTAGCAATACAAGAAGTAGGCGGAAATGCGCCTGTAGAATCGGAAGAACCGGCTATACCTTGCACAAATAGCACCGATGATCCGGTGTTTAAGGTCGGAGATAAAGTTATGATTTTGGATGATGGCGATAAAGCCGAAATTTGGCATGCTTTCGGAAAAGGAGATATCGGAACTATAATAGACATCGGATTATCGTCTAGTAAGGATAGATTCAGATATGATGTTGAAGTAGCTGAAAAAGGAGTAACGCAAGCAATGTTTGCAGAAAGTATTGAACTTTACGAAGAGCCAACTATAGGAGAGCCGACTAAGGATGTGATATTCGAAAAGGGAGACTTCGTTGTAGTAAAAGACAGGTTACTCTTTGATGAAAACGTCCCGTATGAAGTCGCTGAAACTTGTTACGCAGGAGAAAAGACTGTGACTTTAATCGATGATTGGAACGATGAAGAGCCTGTTTCAGTTGATGACGTTACTTTATCGGGTTCTTCCAAGAAAGTTGAAGGCGCTAAGTATATCGTTGTTAACGGATATAATGGACATGATTTCGGAGACGGAGAGCTAGTAACTTTAGTAGAAGACGACGGATCACATATGCCACTTTTTGAGAACGAGCTTGGAGGAATACAATACGTAGATATGAACGATGTGAAACTGCTAGAAGACTTTGACGAGGACAGCGATTATATAAGCCCGGAAGTTTTAGAAGTAGGCGATAGATTTACTTTCGAAAGTTGCGAAGATACTTTAACGTTTGATTTCACGCCGGGTAAGGAGTATATAGTAACGAAAGGACATGAGCCTAGAGTCGTTATAGACGACAGTGGTTTCGAGTTGTTCGACTATAACTTCGACCAGTTTAAAGGAATCAAACTTGTTAATGACGATGTTAAATCTGAAATGGATTATAGCGAATTAACAGAAATTGACGAATCAGAAGTTCAAGACGGAGATTTCATCGTATTTACTGAGAATACGTACGTCAGCAGTCGTGAGTTTGTTACTGGTAAATTGTACAAGGTGGAAAATCGTCATTATAAAGACGAGAATGGTCAAAGTCGCGGTATTGCCTCACGCGGACATGAAAGAACGGTCGATGTGATGGAGTTCTACCGTAAAATCAACGATTCCAACATTGAATTAGAGGACGGAGACATCGTAGTAGTGACTGACGGTATTACCGACTTTGCTGGGGATTCAGTTTGTTCGGGAGATGTGGCAGAGGTGGTATCTACTAGTAATAAGGATGTTCTTTACTTACTGGTTCCGGGTTCATCCAATGTTAGATTATACCGACTAGGTGTGGAGAATCATCTATCGAAAGTGGCGTTAGTCTGCAAAGCGAAAGATAGACTAGATTTATAAACGGAATTTAAACGGAGGGATAACGTATGATGAATGTCAGACTAAATATCGACAATGGTTCAGAATCAACGCTATCCACCGCAATAGAAAAACGTAAGCAAGCGGGCGTTGGCGAATCTATCGCTGACGCTTTCGCTCGTATTTACGGTATGAAAAATACCGAACCCGACTTACGTAAAATACAAGCGGTGGAAAAAGCAATAACAAACGGAGACATTGGCAGAGAACAAGCAGCAGTCGATAAGGGTAAAAAGTTGTCTAAAGCGGAGGTTCTACGACTGTATCAAGCCGTAAAAGAGGCGGAGAATAAGCGCATACTTGCCGATATGGTTGAGAACATGCCGAGTAACTACAATCTAGTGTTAACCGAACAAGAATTGGACGAAATGGTAACGGTATTAATGGACGAAGATATTATCGTATTTGACGTCGAGACTACTGGAACGGATGTATGGAGCGACCGAATCGTAGGACACGTGTTATCGGCTACTAAAGCGGATCAACATTACTATGTACCAACAGGACACATTACCGATACTAAGCAGTTAGACCATGAGCATGTAACGGATAAACTAAAACCGGTATATGGGCGTGAGGACGTATTGTACATTGCTCACAACGCATCATTCGATATTCACATGTTAGATCGTGATGGAATAACGTTAAAAGGAAAGCTATGGGACACGATGGAGGCAATGAGGCTACTAAATGAAAACGAAATGACTTACGCGTTAAAGCCGTTAGTATCTAAATTCCTTAATATCCCGTCTTATAAGTACGGAGATTTATTCGGACAGATTGGTTTCGGAGAGGTAAGCGACCTACAAGTAGCGTTGAGTTACGCAGCTAAAGATGGGGACATTACCTTCAAGTTGTACGAGTTTCAACAGAAACACATGTCGAAGTTTCCGTCGATATTAAAATACTGCGAAGAAGTTGAAATGCCGTTGATTAAAGTCGTAGTCGAAATGGAGAAAACGGGCTTTGTAATCGACACAGACTTTGCTGAACAATACGGTAAAGAAATATCGGCAGAGATTGACGAACTCCACAAGAAGATACTCGATCAGCTTACACCGACTTGGATGGAGATACGAGACGATGTATCAAAAGAGTTGAACATTAATAGTTCCGTTCAATTAAAGAATACATTATCGAGATATGTCGGCAAGGAATTACCGAACACAGACGCTAAGAAGACGTTGAAACCATTAGCGAAAGAATGGGTAGTTGTCGACCAATTACTACGATATAAAGAACTTGTTAAATTGTATTCGACGTATATTACTAAATTACCATTGCAGATTACTGAATACGATGGTAAGTTGCACGCTAACTTTAATCAAAATGGAGCAAAAACGGGACGATTTAGTTCGGGTGGCGGTGGAATTAACCTTAAATAATAGGGCGGTAGTATGTCGACATACTATGCAGTATTCCGTTAATTCAGTAGAACCCTAAGTCTAACGATAAGGCAATACTGAGCGAAGTGCGTCAGAAATGGCGTAAACGTGCAACGACTAGCACACGGAGTCTTAACGGATAATGCCGAAGACGGTAAAGTGCCACGAAAGCGGAACAACTAACATACTAAAACGACTATCTAAAATATGAAAGGAGGCGTGATGATGATGGCAGAATGGCGTAAGGTAAGAGGGTTTGAATCAAGGTATAGTGTCAGCGATGATGGGCGGGTTTATACTCACGTGAAAAATAGAGAACTCAATTCGTACATCAGCAGAAACGGTTATGAGTATGTTGGCTTTAAGTACAAAGGCAGGAAATATAATAAGGCAGTACATAGACTTGTAGCAGAGGCATTTTGTAAGGGCTATTCCGAAGAATTGGACGTGCATCATATTGATGCTGACAGATTAAATAATAATTCGAGTAACTTGCAGTGGGTTACACGTTCCGAAAATATAGCGGATGCTGTAAAGAGAGGCACTAACTACGGTAAGAAATCTTTTCCATTAGCAGTGAAAGCAGCCAAAATTGCTAACAGTAAGGAAGTGACTATCTGTGATTTAGAAGGTAAGCATATTAAGTCATATAAATCGATTGTTGATGCAGCAAAAGATACCGGTGTTGACGCTAGCAGCATATCGAAGTGTTGTTTAGGTAAGGCATATACTGCCGGAGGTTTTATGTGGTCGTTTGCCAGTTAGAATTTAGTATGTTAGTTGATGATATAGTCTACACTTACGTGAAAGCGTAAGAGCCTACGATAAAGAGCGTAGGGTTAACACAATTGGACAAAACCAGCCAGCAGCAGCAAGAAAGCTATTCGTAGCACCCGAAGGTAAAGTTATTATTGGATGCGACTTCTCCGCACAAGAAATACGATGTGTAGCGTATCTTTCGCAAGAACCAGTACTTATTAACGCATTTAAAGAAGGTAAAGATCCTTACGCTATGATGGCTAGTAACTTCTACGATAAACCATACGAAGAAGTGCATAAGCATGAAGATGGTTCCGACACTAAAGAACGTAAGCAAATGAAGGTAGTGTGGTTAGCGACATTATACGGAATGAGCAACGTATCTTTAGCCGAAATGTTAGGCGTTAAGAAACAAGATGCGACAAAGTTGCAAGATGATTTATTCGCCAGTATGCCGAAATTACAGGCGTGGATTGATTATGCAAAAGATTTCGTTCAAAGAAATGGGTTCGTTTGGCTTGATAAAGAACAACGTAAGCGTAGGTTACCGGAGGCTAAAATGCGTAAGTATGGCATTCCCTATGGTAAATATAACGATCCGGCTTACGAGAAAGAGCGTAAGCACAATTCGTTAGTAAGTAAAGCGTTGAGACAAGCTCCGAATGCTTGTGTGCAAGGAGCATCAGCTATTCAATCGAAAGTAACATTAATCAAACTACACGAACTTTGCGAGCATCACGATGGATGGAACTTGTGGTGTACTATACACGATGAAATACTGGTGGAGGTTCCCGACACTATTACTTTCGAAGAAACGAAAGAGATTGAGCGCGTTATGGTCGAGTCGTATAAATGGGGCGACAACGTGGATAATAAAACGGACTTAGAAATTATGCGAGTGTGGGGGTTAGGAGTAACACCCGAAGAATGGTTTAATTTATAAACGGAATGTAAACGGAGGATAGATATATGATACCTACAATAGTTAAGAACGCAATAATAGGAGACGGGCGTATTATAAGACAGGTAAACGGAGCAGCGTTTTATTTCATGTCAGCTGATAAAGATTACGCAGATTTTAAAGCGCGACTATTTAACGATGAATTTAGAGAAGTTGCGGTTAGATACTTAGAACGCCAGTCGGGATATAAGAAGGGAAGTATAATACACGAGTATAGAACATCCCAAGTAGAAAATTCTAGTCTAAGTATCGATTGGGAGAAAGACCTTATTAATCAGATACTACCGTCACTTAGTGAGTATGATTTATTTTTATGGTATTTAGATGATGGCTCGTGGCATAAGAAACGCAATACCATGCATTTATATTCAAATATGCTTAGTAAGGAACAGACAGAATTATTAGCGGACCGAATAGAAGTACTTTATGGAATTAGACCTACAATCAGAATTGACCGGAAGAAAGACGGCAGAGAGTTTTATTACCTATACTATCCTAGACGATTGGTTAATATCGTACACCCTATTTATAAGCGTTTGATTATAGAATCAGAGCTGCCCAGTATGATGTATAAAGTTGGTGGAGATGAGTACGTAGATAAGAAGGCAGCAGCATAAAAGAACAGCAGAAGTATTAGTATGGATGAAAAGATTCTTGTTCTCTATTCAATTGACGGAGTTGAAGATTATATACTGATAAAATTAATTTACCGAAAAGTGTCCGTAAAGACCAAGTGAACGGTATTAGTAAGTAGGAGTTGTTAATATCCTAAAATCAAACGAAATGAGGGCATCTAATTATGAAAGTTATTAACTACGGTAGCAAGTACGAAATTTATCCAAACGATCTTAAAACGTTCGACCAATTACCGAAAGGAACATACACGGTTGAGTTCAATCCAATGGCGGGTTTCTCATTATTGAAGATTAATGATTTCGAACAAAAGGAGCCGAAGATATACGGTAATCACGATATTAAAGTAGCGAAAACCTTAAATTCATTTGATTCGGTTAACCGTAGTTTAGGAATTATCCTAAGTGGCGATAAAGGTGTCGGAAAGTCAATATTTGCGCAGTTATTAGCAGAGCAATGTACTGATAAAGGACTTCCAGTTATTATCGTTAAAAAGGCTTATCCGGGAATTGCTGATTATATTGAAAGTATCGATCAAGAAGTATTAGTGATGTTCGATGAGTTCGAGAAGATGTTCGATAGTCGTAAAGATGGAATTGAACCGCAAGAGAATTTACTCGGATTACTTGATGGCGTATCTCAAAAGAAAAAGTTATTCGTGATTACGGTCAACCATCTTCATCGTGTAAATGAGTTCATGATTAATCGTCCGGGTAGATTCCATTATCATATTCGCTTTGGATATTTAGGAAGTGAAGAGATTACAGAGTACCTACAAGATAAGTTACCGGCTAAATACTACGGAGAGATTGAAAGTGTTATAAGATTCGCTAGTAGAGTACCGCTAAACTACGACTGCTTACGAGCTATTGCTTTTGAGTTATCATTCGGATATACGTTCGCAGAGGCAATCGCTGACTTAAATATCATTAATAACGATAGACAAGGGTATGATATTACGCTTGACTTACTCGATAAAGAAAATGGTAATACGCTACCTACTATCAATGATAAAGGCGAGTATTTAGACTTATTTAGCGAAAGGGTAACATACGATCACTATCTCGAAGGTGTTGGTTACCTCAAAATTACTTTTAGTTCGGCAGACATTGAGACAATCGGCAGTGAAATGGTCGTGAAGTCGGGAAATATAACGATAGAAGAATCTGAATTATCTAGTGCTTTAGATGGGCTAGATATTGGAGTTGGAGACTTGCGCATGAAAAAGACAGCGCAGAATAACTATCACTATCACGCTGTCTAATAACGTAAGTAGTGATTGATAAACGGTATTTAAACTAAAATGAAACGGAGAGATTCCTTTGGAGAATATTTTAAACGAAATTGAAATTATGCTATTAAGCGATAACGCTATTGTACCGACTCGTTCCTACGAAACTGATAGTGGACTTGATTTATACGCAGCCGAAAGCGTTCGAATAAAAGCTGGAGAAACTGTCGTAATTAAAACGGATATTGCGGTAAACATTCCAGTAGGTTTTGAGGCGCAAGTTAGACCACGTTCGGGTGTTACAAGTGTAACGAAATTACGTGTGCAATTAGGAACGGTTGATCAATCTTATAACGGTAATATCGGAGTTATCGTCGACAACATTTCTAATGAAGAAACTAGAACGAATGCTATTCACGTATGTAAAGGCGATAAGATAGCCCAGCTTGTTTTAACGCCGGTGGTAACACCGAAAGCAAAGGTCGTAGATAACTTTAACGACATTAAAGAACGTGGTAGTAACGGTTTTGGTAGTACAGGTTATTCAACGGAAGATGTAACAGAACAGCCGAAAATGAAAGCCGAGCAAGAAGAAACAGTCGTTATTACAAGACGTGAGTATGAGTCGTTAGTAGAGGATAGCGAATGGCTTAGTTGGTTAAACGCAGCCGGAATCGATAACACTTCTGCGTATGAACATGCAATCGAAATGCGTAATGAAATGGAGGACGAATAATATGGAACATTTAATCGATAACTTTTTTGACGAGGTAGAGGCGAGATTGAATAGCGAGGATGAAGAAAACTTCGCAATGTTCTTAGCGGATGTGGAAGGCGAGGAACACACTAGAATTAAAGCGAATGTAATCGCATTAGCTGCGTTCTTAGTAAAAAACGAGCAAGTAAGAAACTTGCTAAGAATGGCGACAGACGTTGCCGAAAAGTATGTCGAACATGAATCGGAGGTTGAATAGTATGTCATTAGCGCAAGCGTTCCTAGATCAGCTTAACGAGTTCCATACTTATCCGGAGCCATACGACGATGACTTACACATTCATATGTCGGAAGGATTGGCTAAGTACCTACGAAAAGGTAAGAATGTAGATTGGTCGAAACCATATTTCGCGCCGTCAGCATCGACTAAATGCAAGCGAGAGTTATATACGAAAGCACTACGTAATGATCGTGGTTATCCTTTATATAAACGAGATGAACGCGATTGGAAACCACACCAACGAAGAGTAACAGCACTAGGTACGGCTATCGGAGATTGGTTACAGTGGGAAGTTCTATTAATGGAACGACATTTCGAAAAGTTTACGGGAAAGAAACCTCGATTTGTGTTTGCTAAAACAGAGGACGGTTATCCATTAATGGAAGATTTCGCGTATGTATCACATGAAGTCGAGCAAGACGGACAGATTTTTAACCTTAATGGTACTACCGATGGAATATTAATCGATACTCACACTGGCGAGAAAGTTCTACTTGAGATTAAATCGAAACAAGAAACTCCTTCTAAAACGAATTACACACAGATGCAAGAACCGAAAGAACCACACGTTAAACAGGTCACGTGCTATTCAGAAATGTACGGCGTTGAAAATGCGATTATCGTATATGTGAACGCTGCTAAACCGAAGTGGTTTGCAGATGATGAGGCGTTAGCGAAATGTCCGGACGTTCGAGCATTTGACGTACATGTTACGCAAAACATGAGAGATTCTGCGTTTGAGTATTTCGCTAGTATTCGTAAGAGTGTCGACGAAGGTAATCCACCATTACCGGAACTTGCTAAGTGGCAATTTAACGATTTTAAATCTGCAATTGCTAAGACGATTACCGACGATGAGATTGATTCGCTAGAAGTACACTTGTCACTGTTTAAACCCTCGAATAGTATGGCGTGGATGAAACGATCTATGCAAAACGCTTTAGACGATATTAAACAGCGCAAGGAGTCCTTAGTATGTTAAAAGGATTGTTAACGGGACTTAAACAGAAACAAATCGACGAGAATACACTAGCGATGTGGTACTCGAAGTCGGATAAAGTAATCGTTTTAAGGTTCGTGAAGATAGACAAAGGAGGCGGCAGTGAATGACGGTTTATATGGGATTAGATTTATCGTTTGCTAAAACGGGGTATGCGATTGTCGAAGTCATTGACGGTGTTGTTTCGATACTAGATAAAGGATTGATTAAAACCGATCCTAAACAAACGGAGCATGAACGTATTCACTACACGACTACATCGATAGAATTTCTAGCTATGCAGTATAGACCGGAGGTTATCGTAAAAGAAGGCTCAGTCGTTGGCAGAACTTCGACAGCTATGCCCGTATTAAAAACGCATGGAGCGTATGAACAGAAAATGTGTTGGCGATATGAGTTACACGACTTCCATAATGCGTCAATCAAAAAGTGGGCGCGTGACATGTTAGGTGTTAAAGGAAACGATAAATCAATCGTAGGTCAAGCAGTCGTAAAAAGGTTCGGAGAAGTAGACGGACTTTACACGGCAAGAGGTAAATATAACGATGATATTGGAGACGCTATCGCGTGTATAACGGCATGGTTAGAGCGAGAAGGTATTGTCGATAAGGTAAAGGAGGATGTCGAGTGAGGGAAATAAACGTAAGTATAACTTCGGTGGATTACGTCAAGTGGACGATTATTCTCGTAGCTTGGCAGCTATTCAAATGGGCGGTATTTTACGCGCTATTCTTATTCTTTAGCGATTATGACTACGTAGTATCGATTGGATGGAGTTTTGTCACGTTGTTATCATATGACGGTTTACGCCGAGTAATAATGCGTGTAAAGCAACTAGCGTATTCAGACGCAGTGGATAGAGCGTTAGAGGGTGCTTTAGATGACAAAGATTAAGGTAGCGTTTTATTCGATGAGTGGCAACACGAGGTCGTTTGTCGAAAAATTAGACGTAGAGTCCATCGACATTATGGAGGAACCAAGCGTCAATGAATCGTTTATCTTACTTACACCGACTTACTTTTTCGGGCAAGTCCCCGATAAGGTAGGATCGTGGTTAGTGGATAACGGATCGAACATGCGCGGTGTAATCAGTTTTGGTAACCGTAACTGGGGTAGTAACTTCGCTAAAGCTGGCGACATAATATCAGAGAGTTACGGCGTACCATTACTCGATAAAGTAGAAATGCGTGGTACTGACGACGATGTAAGACGCATAAACGAGGGAATAGCGAGTGGTAAGGTATGGAGAGAATAGTATCGATTGTTGTAGCGTTCATTGGGACGTTATTATTAACGCAATTTAACTTATCTATTACCTTTACCGTAACGTTATGCATTGTAGTAACATCGTATTTAATTGATTTTATAACGGAGTATATTAAACGAAAGTGAGCTGAACGATATGGTTCCAGTTTATATAGGAGAGATTAAAAGCGAGAATGTAAGGTTGTTCGATACCGACGATTATGAATTGGTAGGCGAACCTAGAATGTCGGAAATAATTATCGGATATGGATGGGAGTTAGAGATGGTCGATGTTTACAAAGAATCGGATGTATTAGTATTCACGAAAGATGGATTCGAGTTAAACGTATCATCTAACGAAATCGAGTTTAAAGAAATAGGAGCCGATGCACCTATATACGCAGTTCAGCAACGAATGTATTCGGAAGATTGGATCGAGACATGCGAATGTTGTGGTCCTCAACCAGTATTAGAGGAGTATGGCAACAATACGTTGTTTATGTCTCGCAATCTATACGCTGCTTTAGAATATGCAAAATCGCTAGATGAGAACGAGATATACTTTGACGATATTCTCATATCGATTGTTTATTTAGACGAAGAAATAGATAACGGAGGTAATTTAAATGGGTAAGACGAAAACACATATCGAATTAAACAACCAAGTAACACGTCGTACTGACACTGGTTTCTACGATTTAGAGAAAGATATACAAGCGAAAGATGTTTTTATCGAAGAAGTGAAAAGTAAGACGAAAAAGTTCGCTAGTGAGATTGAAAGATTACACTGGATGGTTGATAACGACTTTTACTATGATCTATTCGAACAATACGGTGGTAATAAAGTCCTTAAAGGATTATTAAAGCGCACTGTATATGCCGAAGTAGATGAGCCGTTTGAGTTTAAATCATATATGGCTGCGACTAAGTTTTATTCGAACTATGTAGCGAAAACAAATGACGGTAAAACTTATCTCGAGAATTATGAGCAACATATATTTATCGTAGCTTTATATTTAGCGCAAGGAGACCAAGAGCAAGCCGTTAAAAACTATTGGGCGATGTACAACCAAGTATATCAACCGGCTACACCGACTTTCATGAACGCTGGACGTTCAAGACGTGGAGAGCTAGTATCGTGTTTCTTATTATCTACCGAAGATAGCTTGAACGGTATTAACTACACTGAAAGCACTACGAAACAATTATCGAAACTAGGCGGCGGAGTTGCAGTTGATTTATCGAATATTAGATCGCGTGGAAGTTCAATAAAAGGTATCGAGGGAGTGGCGAAAGGTGCTTTACCGGTAGCTAAATCGATACAGTCGGGTGTAAGTTATGCGGATCAATTGGGTTAATCGGCTCAAGTAAAACTCGGTCAATTGCTGGGACGTCCTTAGAGCAGTGGTAACTACAACGTAGCTGGAAACGGCAAGCGTGAATGTTCGAAAATACCATTGATTGGATAATCAGCAGCGAAGTTCCTTAAAAGGAAAACGTTCAACGACTAAGCGCGGTATAGAGTAATCGTATCGCCGAACCGAGATTATGGACACTCAAACGAAAAATAAACGGAAGGAGGGTAACTAATGAAGGAAAAGAACTGCGGTATATGCGGTAAGGAATATAAAGTTAGAGATAACACTAAAGGGCGTAGACGAGTTACGTGTGGAGACTCAAGTTGTGCAAGTAAAGCTGCATACCAAGCAATCAAGAGTTTAATTAAAGATTGTAGAATCTGTGGTAAAAAGACAAAGGTAAAGATGAGTGCGTCTAAGCTACCTACTTATTGTTCAAAACGATGTAGAAATAAGAGATACAAGCACATTTGTGTTATATGCGGAATAGAGTTTCGTAATTCCAAAGTCGGAACACTCACATGCTCACAGCGTTGTAGAACAAAATACATTCGAATGAGTAAGGTTACTATAAATTGTGCGTACTGCCTCAAAGATTTTGAAAGACCTTCATATACTTATGTCGAAGGAAGACGTCATTATTGCACTAAGAGATGTCGAGATAATTACTTCTCAAAACAACGAGATGCAGGTAGGTATGTAGGTAGTTGGGAGCGACATAGAAATCAAAGACTGGAGTTCGACGGGTATAAGTGCCTAGCTTGTGGTATTAGCCAACATGACCCGGACTTAGTTCGTCTTGAGGTGCATCATATAATTCCTGTAAAGAAATTTGCTGATCCCAGAGACGCCCATTACCAAAGTAACCTAAGAACATTATGTAGCGGCTGCCACCATAAAGTAGAATACGGAAAAATTGAGTGTCCGTAATAAGATATAGTCTGACCTTACGTGAGAGCGTAAGAGGTAGGCAGAAATGACCTACCCGCTCGTATTAACGAGTAGTAACAATGTGCAAAGACCCGGAGCAGCTGCCGTATACATTAACGTATTCCATATGGACTCGTTAGAGATATTAGATTCGAAGAAAGTAAACGCGGACGAAGACGTTAGATTATCGACAGTATCTATTGGACTTACAGTACCGTCGTTATTCTTTGAAATTGCCGAAAGAAACGAAACGATGTATATGTTTGATCCGCTAGATGTTAAGCGTGTTACTGGCGAAGAGTTAGGCGATGTTAATATCTCCGAAGTATACGAAGAGTTAGTTAACGATTCATCTGTACGTAAGAAGTCGATTAATGCACGCGAATATCTTGAAACGGTTGCTAAGACGCAAAAAGAAAGCGGCTATCCGTATGTAATGTTTAAGGATAATGCTAACGCACAACATCCGTTAAGTAATATCGGCGAGGTTAAAATGAGTAACTTGTGTTAGTTTCTAGCACCTTCGGCGAGCAATCGTCGTAGCAAACCTATCTAAACGGGGAATATCTCACAGAGACAATCCCGTGCTAAATCAGAGTATACTGTAAATGCCGAACGACTATCTCGAAAGAGAGTAGGGTCAAGCGACTCGAAACGGTAGGCGTCCCTAGTGGACGATGATATAGTCTACTCCGTATGGCGACATGCGGCAGTTCATAAGAGAACGGGCTAAGGTTAGCGCCCTTAGTCGAATAAATAGGACAGAAATTTTCCAGCTGCAAGAAACTTCTACGATTAACGATTACGGTGTAGAAGACGAGATTAACCGAGATATTTCATGTAACTTAGGTTCAATCAATATCGTTAATGCGATAGAGAACGGAGCAGAATTTACAGAGTACGTAGAATCGGCTATAAGATCGTTAACATCAGTTTCAGATATGACCGCTATTAACAATGCTCCGGGTGTTAAGAAAGCTAACGACGAATTACATTCGGTAGGATTAGGCGCAATGAATCTACACGGCTTTTTAGCAAAGAATGGTATATCGTATGAAAGCACAGAGGCTCGAGATTTCGCTAACGTATTCTTTGCAGCGCTAAGGTATCATAGCTTATTAGTGTCTTCTAAGATAGCGAACGAGAGAAATGAAACGTTTAAAGACTTCGATAAATCTAGCTATGCTGACGGATCATACTTCGATAGCTATATCGAGAACACACCAACTGCTAAAACGGATAAAGTTCGTGACTTACTAGCTGAACACGAATTTCATATTCCAAACAAGCAGCAATGGATTGCGTTAAGATTAATTGTCATGCAAAACGGATTATACAACGCATATCTGAACGCTATCGCACCTACTCAAAGTATTTCATACGTACAGAACGCTACAAGTGCGATAAGTCCTATTGTCGATGTGATAGAGCGTAGAACATATGGAGATAGTGAGACGTATTATCCTATGCCGTTCTTAACGCCGCAATCGTTATGGTTCTATAAGTCAGCGTTTAACATTAACCAGTACAGACTTATCGACTTAGTATCAGTAGTACAACGACATGTGGATCAAGGTGTATCGACTATATTGTATGTTACCAGCGATACTTCTACACGTGAGTTGGCATCGTATTACATTTACGCACACGCTAAAGGATTAAAGTCGCTATACTACACTCGTAATAAACTGTTAAGTATCGAAGAGTGTACTAGCTGCGCAGTATAAAACGGAAATTAAACGGAGGTAATCATATGGAAGAGTATACAGTAACGATAGAATATCACGGAGTTATTGAACAAACAGTTACGGCTGAAAACGAATATGATGCAATGGCTCAAGCCGAAGACATTGCGATGATGGAGATTCCATTAGAGGTAGGCGAATACACAATATCGGTTGACTAGATAAACGAGAGAGGATGACGGAATTTGACTAACGTACAAGCAATTAACTGGAACACACCCGAAAACATTTGGAACGTCCTATGGCATCAGAACATAGCGCAAATGTGGACGGACACCGAGTTTAAGGTATCGAGAGATTTAAAATCATGGGAGAAATTATCGGTGGATGAACAGCTTACCTACAAACGTATTCTAGCTGGGCTAACTGCGCTAGATACGCTACAAGGAGATCAAGCTATGCCGTTAATATTATTAGATACGGAAGACTTGAAGAAGAAAGCCGTTTATTCCTATATGGCATTTATTGAGCATATGCATGCGAAGTCATACTCGACTATTTTCACGACTTTGACTTCAACGAAAGAAACTGATTATCTATTATCGGATTGGGTTGGTAACAACGAGCATTTCGCTAAGAAATACGGAATTACTGAAACTCAATATCATCGATTAAAGTCGGGATTACTACGCGATAGATATATGGCAAGGGCTGCAAGCGTATTTCTTGAATCGTTCCAATTCTATAGTGGTTTTTATTACCCGTTATTATTACGAGGACAAGGTTCGATGGTAGCATCGGGAGAAATAATCCGCAAGATACTGATTGATGAATCTATTCACGGAGTTGCCGTCGGATTAGATGCGCAAGATCTATACGCTGAAATGACAGCGGAAGATAAAGTAGCTTGCCGAAATGAAGTTTATCGACTACTTGAGCATATTATGGTAGCGGAAGAACAATATACGCATTACCTATACGATAATATCGGACTTACTGATGATGTTTTAAAGTTCGTTAGGTATAACGCTAATAAAGCATTAATGAATCTAGGTTTCGACGCTTTGTATACGGATGTAGCATTTAATCCGATAGTTGAGAACGCGCTAGATACTTCGACTGGGAACCACGACTTCTTTTCTACAAAAGGAGATGGCTACGAGCTAGCGAAAGTGATAGAGCCGTTAGAAGACGAGGACTTTGACGTTAAATCTAAAATGGTTAATGACGGAATTTAGGAAGATGATACGATGACTGACGCATGGTTAATGGCATTATCGCTTTTATACGCTTTCGTAGCCGGAAGTCTTTTAGTGGAACTGCGAACAGTAGTCCGAATGTACTTCAAGGATAAATACAAAGAGATTCGATACGTATTAAAAAGCGACATTATACAGCTATCTACTCTTATCATTATCGGACTTGCATGTTCGATAGTGTTAGCGATTGCTATTTTAATTTAGGAGGTAGAATGCATGATCGAACCATTAGTAACGAATGTAGAGATATGGCAAGGAGTTGTACCGGCATATCAAGAAATGTATGTCGATGATTATAAAGACCTACTCAATCAGTATCAACTCGGAATAGAGCTAATTAGATTTGCGAATACTTCCGGTAACGAAATATGCGTAAGAGGTTCTAAGATAGATTATATCGGTAACTACCACGTAGAGACGAAAGGCGGAATTGAAGATGGCGACTTTGCATGAGGACATTCAATTGTACGGATTAAGAGAATTAATGACCGAAGAGCAAGAGGATTATATCAATGCGATACTTAATAACAAGATTGTATTCGTTAATGCTAGAGCTGGCAGTGGTAAAACAACCGTTGCCGTAGCATTGGCGAAATATTTAAACGAATCGCAAGGAATGAACTTAACTTATGTATTCTCGCCAGTGCAAGAGCGTTCGTTAGGACATAGACCGGGAACACAAGAAGAAAAGGAACGAGAATATTTAGCACCGTTGGTTGATGCTTTATTAAAGATTAACGAGTTTCCAGCTAACGCAATTATTAGCGAAGAGATTCCGAAAGACAAGCAGTGGGTAACGGCTAAGTCGCATACATTCTTGCGCGGTACAAATATAGAGCGACAGTTTCTCATTATCGACGAGGCACAGAATATGACTCGTGGAGAGCTAAAGAAGATATTAACTAGAGCGCATGACAACTGTAAAATCGTTGTAATCGGACACGATCTACAGTCTGACTTACCGGATCCATCTAAGAGTGGATTTGTACCGTATATAAATCATTTTAAGGATGAGCCTTACTGCGAAGTTATCGAACTTACAAAGTCGTTTAGAGGTGTAGTATCGACTAAAGCTGATGAATTATCGTGGGATTAATCTCATCGAAAAGTAATATCTAAATAAATTATCGATAAAGTGTCCGTTAAGGGCATTTCATCGGTATAGGTAATTGTACGGTAGTCATACCGAATAAACAAAACGGAGGATTAGAACGAATGAAATTATTACTATTAAAGAAACCCGATTGTATGCCTTGTGGAATGGTTGAACGACATTTAAACGGTAAATTAGACGGTATTAACCACGAGATTTATGACGTAGAAACAGAAAGCGGAATGACTATCGCCTCAATGTACGGAGCAATGTCAGTACCGGCAATCATAGCGTTAGACGAAAACGGAGTCGTAGCAGCTCGAATATCTGGATATAAACCGGCTGAAATGGACGCTTTGATAACAAAATTAAAGGAGAATACGCGATGAATCTACCGAAGATACTGCGTAACGCAGAGCTAACAGCAATTGTTGTATTCGTATTAGCCATTAAGACATCGATATTTGATGGCGAATTAATACCTACGATATTCTTAATCGATAACTTTATTACGGTATTGATTATCTTCTCGATACTCGATTTGTACGGATGTGTAAAAGAACGTTACAAAGAACGATACTCAAATAACTAAACGGAGGTATAACGGTATGGTTAAAATTAAAGATGGTAGAACGGTAGAAGTTGGCGATAAGGTTATATTGACTAGATTGACTGATCCGGCACGTGAATATGATAATGTACTGGAGGAAGGACATGCTCCGACGGTAAAAGTTACGTATGTTGGTTCGAGACCTATCGGCAGAAGGACATTCAAATTTGAACCGGAAATCGAAGGAATGAGATATTTCTCGGAGGATCTCGGAGACAGATTCGAGTTTGTAGACGAGGGAGAACAAGCAGTCGAAATTATATCTACAACTGGCTTTGCTCGTATTGACGAGTTATCGAATGGAGACGTGATTACGGTATACCATATCTACAACTCACACGGAGACTTGGTTACGCTAACTACGCCGAAAACAGTTAAAGTAAAAAACACTAACGGACATTATGCGTTACTTGAAGAACAAGTTAGCGGACTTGTCGGTTTAGGTCCGGACGACTTATTTACGATTGATTTTAAAGCGCCTAGATATAGCGGCAAAGATAAAGTAGAGATGACTATTGAGGGAGATTATTCGTTAGTCAGAGACGGAGATTTAACGGTAATTACTTTAAGTAATTCAGCAATTGTGTGGGGAAGTGACGGAGATAACCTACTATGATTGCACTTAAAACTACTGTACTTATGGATAACGGTACTAAATTCACGCACAAAACGAATAAAAATGGTCGGTGGTATTTAATTGGTGTTTGCGGTGTCTGTGGACTGGAATATACCGTCCGCAATGCACCACTTGATAGGCTAACCACGTGCCACAATGCGTGTGCTGGAAATGGACGTAAACTTCCGCCGTATATCGAGGATGATCATTCTATATATAAGCAGATGGATGGAGAATTGTGGCATAATATCATGGGTTTTACTGGATATTGGGTAAGCAGAACAGGACAAGTTAAAGGTAGGCGAGGTAGGCTACTTACTATAGGCACTTCTACTAAAGGGAGACCTCAAATATCAGTAAAATCAGAAGGTATTACTAAAACATTTCCTATACACAGACTTGTAGCCGAATATTTTGTACCTAATAATCATCCGATGGAATACGACCAAGTAAACCATATTGATGGAGACAAAACTAATAACCACTACTTAAATTTAGAATGGTGTAACGGCGAACAAAACCACGAACATAAAATGAGGCTAGGGTTGAATGTAGTTTTAAGAGGGGAAGATAACTGTCGTAGCAAGTTGACGGAACAACAAGTGCTAGAGATATACAGTTCAAAAGACTCCTACAAAGAATTACAGTTTAAGTACGGAGTTTCAAAGTCTACTATATCATCTATTAAAAGCGCTAGAAATTGGCGCTGGCTAACAGAAGGAGTGGGATAAATGAGTGTAAAAGATAAAGTGGTATATAACGGTGGCGCAATGCTATCGCAAGGTTTAGTAGAATACCGTAGTAAACAAACGAAACAAATGAATGACATCGACGAAATTAGAGCGTATAACCCAGCAGACGACACGTCAATCAACGATAAGTCTAACGCCGAACAAACGGGACTTGCAGAACGAATACTCGCTAACGACTTTAAAGCGATGCAAGAGTCAGACGTATTTGTATTCGATGTATTGAACGAAGGACTAGGCACAATCGCTGAAATGGGTATCGTATTAGGCATGAAACATCAAGCGCAAAAGGTCGTTGACGAGTTAAAGGAGGTTGAGTTACGCGAAGGATATTTAAACGATGATGAAGACGCATTACGCGATCAGCAATTTGCGATATTGAACAAGCCGGTACTTTGCTACTGTTCAGATATTCGACAAGGTAACGGACACATACCGGAACATCCGGATAGATTCGAGTTTAGTACGAACCAATTCGTGTATGGCATGGTTTTAGAGCTAACAAACGGAGAAGGCTTTATCAGTTGGAACGAGGTACTGGAACGCTTAGAAGAAATCGGGGGTAGAAACAGGTAGGGTTGGCGATGCCGACCTAGCCGAGAATAGCAATAAATAAAACGGAATTTAAACGGAGGTATTATATGACAAATCTAACGGTGCATTTTAGCAGCAATACAAACGAATGGGCGACACCGCAGAACCTATTCGACCATTTAAACAGGATATATAAATTTACGCTAGATCCATGTAGTGACGGGACAAACGCTAAGTGTACGAAATACTTTACGGAAAAGGACGATGGCTTAGAGCAAGACTGGTCGAACGATACTGTATTTATGAATCCACCGTATGGCAGGTCAATTAAAGATTGGATTAAGAAAGCGTATGAAGAATCGCAAAAAGGCGCGACTGTAGTTGCGTTAATTCCTTCTCGTACTGATACGAGGTATTGGCACGATTACTGCATGAAGTCGGCAAAGATTACGCTGATTAAAGGGCGAGTTAAGTTTGGCGACGGTAATGCACCGGCTCCATTCCCATCCGCTTTAATAGAATTTAATCCGCACACACACACCGATACTAGACGCAATGGACGTAATTAATTAAACGGAGGTTATAATATATGACGAAACTTACTTACGAAGAGGCAAAAGAGATTTACGATTTCACTACAGAGTTTAACGGAGACGAGTATATTACAGTAGCATTTGCACCGGAAAAAGGAGACCTGTTATATTACCGTAGGCTTGGTCTTGTCGAACAGTATAACGGAGAGGGCTTATCGGATATAGGTCATAACGACTTTAGATTTACGATGGTTAAGAAGTTACCGATTTTACTCGAATCATGCCGACAAGACCTCGCAGTAGCGTTAGGTTATCCGGAATTGTACGATAACGATTTAGCAGTATACGATCCTACGGCAAAAGCTAATAAATCGGCACACTCATTCGGTATCACTGCGTCATCGTTAGACTTTACATCGAGAGAGGTTGCGCAACAATACATTGAAGAGGCTACCGAAGACATCGTTAATAACCCTAGCCATTACAATAGCGGAAACATTGAAACGATTGATCTTATTAAAGAAGTAGTGAGCGGCTATGATGATTCGTTTGTGGCACATTGCGTTGGGACAGCTACGAAGTATGTCAGTAGAGCGCCGTTTAAACATGACGATCACACCATCGATTTAAAGAAAGCAGTGGCGTACCTTAACTTCGCTATTAAACATTTAGAGGATGGCAATAATGAGTGAATCGCTTATACATGTTGGAGACAAACGGGATTATAATAACGACCATTGGCTGTCAGATTGGAATGGCGATGAGGTCGGTTTCGATGAGATACAAATCGTAGGAATGTATTCTGTAAAAGAAAAGCCGGATATTCAGTATTACGTAGACACTGAAACCGGCATTGTACTTAAATGGTGGGTCGAAGAAGACTATTGATCGTCTTTGATACGTCGGAATAGTTTAAATTCGTCGTTAGATTCTTCGGGAATGTATTCGTATTTGTGTTGACCGGACTTGAAACCAGTCTTCTCGGCGAAGTCACTGCTTGTGATATAAGATTTTTTATCGATTAACATAGTACCGCCGCTAGTAATGAACATGATAGTATCATCGATTTTATTATACGCCATAGCTATGTGAGTTCCTTTACGTAATCCGGTATCTTTAAATAATCCGGAAGAAAGGTAGAATCGGTTATGCTTAGCGTCGAAAGTAATAAATGGGCGACTGTACTGGTATACCGGTTCAAAGCCTTCGGGTAATCTATTTCGCCAGTCACTTTTAGGGCTTTCATCTTGTCTATCTTGTTTTTCGAGTTCTTTGTTTAGTGACGGGTTAGATGTTTTCGGTTTACTCATACGAGTACCTCCTAGAATAAGTTAATTAAGAATATTATAGCACGGTATGAAACGAAATTCAAACGGAAAGTAGTGGTAAAGTGACGGAGACAAGGGTTAGGGAATATACACCGGAAGTAGTTCGGAGGTTTTTCGAGAATTATCACGAGTTCATGACGCATGTTCAGACTGGCGATCCATCTCATGTCGAAGTGTGGGTGGATATAAACGATGCCTTTACTGACGCTGAACTGTTAACACAGGAACGCTTGTTTTTATCGAATTATTACATCGAATACATGACGATAGATGAGATGGCGAATCTACATGGATATACAAGACGTGGAATAGAATCGGTTATTCGCCGGACGCTCGTTAAGATAACAAATAAATTATCGGATCAATATTACGGAATAAAAGACGTTAGGTTACGGGCAAAGTAAAGGAGGTAGCGTATGTGTAAATTAGATGTAAGTAACGAGTTAGAGAGTATCGTTAATGTACTGTGGTTGTGCCGTTCCATAGATTCGGTAGCAGTGTCTGATGAAATTCGGGTCAGCAACGCTGGTATTGTCGAACAATGGTACTATAAAATGACGGGATTAGTTATTCCGAATGAACACAAAGAGACAATTACGGAGTATCTATTGTATCGTGGTACTGACGATGGTAAACGATCTTCATACTTCACAGATAAGTACCCGTATTTATCAGAGTATCAACAACGTCAAAGACATTCGAAAGAAACATCAATAGAGTTTGCAGAGCATTACGATACTAACGGAGTATCAAGAGCGCCAAAGACTAGAACGAATAGATTAGGTATTGAAGAGGCTTTAAACGTAAAGAAATGGCGTACAAACGAATATCAAACGGACAATAATAAAGGCGTATAATTTAAGGGGCGGTAGGTAGGCGATTATATATCGCAGACTTACTGTCCTTTTTATTTCGATATTGAAGGGGGCGTACCTTTCCGTTTATATACAGGAAGTAACTCGGCATTTATTTATGAAAGTGAAGGGCGGGGACATGTCCGTTTATATACACGACTTATTGTCGCGATTATTTATCAGTTTACAATCGATGATATAGCAGAGGGGGATCGGAGGGGGACGTCTGTTTTCTATTATATAAGGAGAACTTATCTCCGGTTTAATTATGACGTTGATAAATAACGGCATCAAAAAAGACCTCACGAACGGAATCGTAAGGTCTAAACGGATTTTAAACGGTACGGGTAAAAGAATCCCGTAAAAGGTGCTAAAAGTATTCTATCTATAGACTAACGGAAGAGTATAAGATAGATACTCAAACGGACGCACCTTACCGATAAACTAAAATGATACTAAACGAATAAGTAAACGGAACTTAAACGTACTTATATGATACGTTACACACGGTAAAATGTCAACTATATATCTGCCGTTAAGAGCTGCTACAGTATGGTCTAGCCCTCATTCGGTTTTACCTAGTCGCAATTAAATATATCGGCTATTACCTAATAGTACTAAATAATTTCGGATTAGATTAAGCGAAGAGTTATTCGATACTACTTATCTTTAACTGCGTTCATATACACATATATCCATAAGAGACAAGACGGTAGATAAACGGTAATATATAATCACAATCTATCCCGATAAATGTACTGTATATACTTTATAGCGTTGGACTATCTATGTTTGTATCTTATCCGGAGTCGTACAATCGACAAAGACCGTCAATCCTATATAGGACTAACGGTCATTTATTATAGTGTATTATCGGAATCACGTCGCGCGGGTATAGTGCATGTCTTAAGTTCCTTTTACGTTATCGCGCGTATGATCGTGCGCACCCAGTGCATGTCACAATCGCCTAATACGTTATCGCGTGACGCACGCGCGCGTAGTGCATGCTGCAAGTGCCTAATACGTTATAGGAGCAGTGGTTGAAGCGGGTTGCTAAAAGGTTAACTGTTCAAGACTAACCGGGATTGTCTAACGGCAATGGTTGTCCGGTAGTGTTAAAAATGTATAAAGAATTATCTTGATTATCCGTATTGTATCGGTTAAAATACGCGCGCCCATTTTTTAAAGGTTGGTAAAATAAATCGATAAAATATGTTGAAAAACGTTGACAACTTGAAACGATATGCGTTAAGGTTAAGGCACAACTTAACAAGGAGGCACTCAAATGGAACATGCACCGTATGAACAGCTACGCGCTGATGTTGAGTCGGTCCTATCTGACGATACTTTAACCGCCTACAAGCTGGAGCAATTAAGCGGAGTATCAAGAAGTACATTAACGCGCTTGAAAAACGGCGAACGATACATTGACAGATTAAGCCTTGAATCGTGCGAACGAATCGCAAGCGTAAAATATTTAAACGATAATAATAAATAATCGTTGACAAGTTAGAACGCTTTATAGTAATATTGAGACAAGCAATAAACAACTGACTTGATTTGCTGAACTTGTACCCTAATAATAAAACGGAATTTAAACGGCGCATAGTGGTAAAGTTGTCAACGTTGATAAGTTGCAACGTATTACAAAATATAAAACGGAATTTAAACGGAGGAATTTATTATGACAAACAATATGACAAAAAAGCAAGCAACTGAAAGAATGGTAAACAATGATTTAAACGCAATACCTCAAGTATTAATTGAAAGGGCATACTTTGAAAATGAAAATTTTGAAAGTTTTAGAAATGTAACTCCTTTATATGAAGATCAAGAAGTAACTTACAATAACAATACTTATACTGTTTTTAATCGAGACTTTGAGGGTAACGCAATTTTAACACATGACGGCATACAAATGATTGAGGTTGATCCGTATGAAATTGAAGAAATAGAAAATAGACCATTTTTACCAATGTGGGCTACAATGTGGCAAACAATCGGCGTATTATCGCATTGGGTAGAAGAAAACATGCACACAGTTGCAAGTTTAGGTTTTCAGATTTACGAATGTGACGACCTAGACGGTTATATATTAGGTATTGACGGCGCTGGTTACGATTTTTATGAAAGCCATTGGATCCCACTATACGAGGCGCAAGGTTTAGAGTGGCATGGGTAAATTTATTTAGTTATTGCGTATTAGCGCGTGATTATTCGCGCGTTGTCCGGAGTTACTAACTTCAAATAAACGGAACTTAAACGGAGGTTTTATATTATGGAAAGATTAAACGGTATTGTATCATATTCGGGCTTTAACGAGCCGGAATTATTGGCGGAGTCATTAAGTGACCTAGTAAGCGAAGTTGTAATTGAATCAAATTATAACGGCAATGTAACGAATGAGTTTTTGGAAGTATTAACGGATGAAATTCATTTTATCGGGCTATCAATCGACACACCATTAAACGAATTGAGCGCCGAACAATGCGACATTATAAACGCGGAGTTATCAGCTTACGGAATTTATGTTCGACCGACTTTATCGGAGTTACAAGACTTTAATGAATCGGTAATGCTAGACCGTAACACCTACTTAACGGAATATATCGGAGGTGTGGCGTAATGATACAAAAGGAATTTAAACGTATTTTAATAACGCTTGTAATCGTCGCGGTTGTCCTTGCGTTGGTCTATATCAACGTAGCAACTCCGGACAACGTCGCACACATTGACGAAGTAACAACGATTACGATTAACGGAGGTGCGACGAAGTGAAGAAGTTAATCATATCGGCATCCCTTGCAGTTTTAACTATTAGCGGTGTATCAAAGCATGATGTTAACGCGTTAGACTTTAACGGCTTATCAAAGGCGGACCAATTGCAGATTAAAACACAATCGCAATTTATCAGCTACGGAGTAGGCAAGAACACAAAAGAAATAACGATTCATAGGCACGATGAGGACAATCGCAATTTATCAGCAAATGAGCGTTACGAAGTATACGAATCATCCGGCGACTTCAAAGCCGGTCAAAGCTACAAGGTAATATATAACGGTGATTTTATAACGGATATTCAAACGATAAACTAATACGATACTACAAACTAACGGAGGTTTTACTTATGAAATTAACGGATAAAGAAAAACGCGAAGAAATATTATATCTTGTGAACCATTACGAAGATTTTACGGAGTACGAACGATGTACGAATACAGACGCTGAAGAATTTCAAGAAGAAATAGACAACGGCTTTATACAGTTATTAACGCTAGGACAATACAACGGCGCAACGGATGAATTTACGGCGTGGGAATTAACGGACAATCACATTGTAGAATCTATTAGAACGGCAGTAATAGAAGTAGGACTTGCGGACCAGTTAGAAGATATCATTCCGGAGATTGAAACGTATAGCAATTTAGATTTAGCGATTGAGTTCGCCGGAATCTATAAAGTGTTTACGATTGACGGCAATATATACGCTGATTTAGGATAGACGAATAATAAACAAAATAACAAACGAAGGCACTGGGTAAATATTCCCGGTGCTTTTTTGCGCCTTGTTATCCGAATAAATAAAAGGATCATAAACCGAATTAAAAAATTAATCTTGTTTGTTGGTGGATCAACTTCGGCAAACACAAGCGGAATTGTACACCGACCATTAATCAATTGATTAGCTGCGCAATTGTGGCGCATTTGTACGCCGTTTATATACTGCCGTTTATATGTACCGCTTATATAATACCGTTCATATACTGCCGTTTATATACTGCCGTTCATATACTACCGTTTATATACTGCATTATATGCGCCTTTCTAATACGTCATATATACGCGCCAATATATCCCGTGATACTTTTATACCTATTAACGCTATCGTTCGTTTATGGTCGTTTAAATGCCGTTTATGGATGTATGCAGCTATAACGTTTATGTATTAGCGGTGTAATGTAACGGTGCATAGTAAGCGCCACGTATCAACGGGTACGTAATAGGCGTGGCTATATGACGGGTGTATACGGCTAGGGCATGCGGTAGGGTATCGGCACGGTGTAGGTTCCTTGCGGTGTATATCGGTTTGCGGTTCGATAGCGTTGTATGTGTACGCTAGTGTGTGACGGTGTAGGTGTGGTGTGTAACGATGGTAGGTATTAACGGTGTAGGTGTATAGCGTTAGTGTGTGCATCGTTGTATGTGAGCCGATGGATTAGAACGAAGTATATTGTATCGTGTGTATGTGCTGCTGTGTGACGTTGTAGTGTAGCGTTGTAGGTGTAACGAAGTAGTATGTATCGAATGTGTAGCGATGTAGTGTGTCGTGTGTATGTGATTGCGTATGATTGCGAATACCGATTCGTGTATCGTTGCGCTTGCGTGGTCAATCGTCTATGAATGACGGCAATCAAAAACCGAAGGTCTGAACGATTAGACTACTTCGAAGTAATATACATTCGATGTACAAGCGATGATGACGCGAAGTATAACAAACGCCGTAATAACGCCAATGTATAAACGATGTATATTAGAATAGGTACGATAAAATAGATAAATCGCATAACAACGGTATTTCATTCCGTAATTTAGTTTACATAATGCATGTTATCGGAAGTAATCCCTGTATCTTTATACATTCGCATACAAGGCGGAAGGGGGCGGCGGTCATTCTCGAGCTGGGTCGCCTGATCCACGAAATTTTCCGCCAATTTTCACAACTCGGTAGTCAAAATACGGTCGAATACTAGGCGAAAGGGACAACTCGGTAGTCAAAATACGGTAAACCACAGTCGATAAAGCCTATCCGTAACTAAATTTAGCCGTAATGTAACTAACTTCGGTAGATTACTTCGTTGTAACAATGCCGTAATTGTATAATTTCGATTAAATACACTTCGATTATGCAATTATATCGATAATGACAACTGAATTACACTCGTTTTAGCATTAATTCGTTGTAGAATTGCCGTAAATACACTTCGTTGCATATAATAACGCCCTAATTATCGTTTATAGGCGACTTTAAATCGATTATATCGAACTTATAGACGGAAATCAAACGGTAATTAGGGCGAAATTGATTATTTTTCATCTTTATCGGTTAAATCTTGCTTGAGAATATGTAAAGCGGTGTCTATCTTCTCCATCTCTTTGCGTATGAGAATGGCGAGATCTATTTCACTGTATTTTTTACTATCTTCCCCTCTAAGACTGTATATTGCGTCTATGGAAGTTTTTATATTATTCACTGCCTTAAATCTATCGCTTATGGCTCCGATGGTGTGACTGTCTGTTTGTATACCGATGTTTTTGATTCCGAATTTAAGGTCAGTAAGGTAGTCGGTAGAGGTTTCTCGTATATAAGAATCTATGTAGCTAAAGAAGAGTTCGAATAAGTCCGGTAAATTACCATCGTTTATTGTGTCATTACCATTTATTTCGTATTTAAAATCGCTGTATTTTGCAAATTGTGCTTTATAATCGGTTAGCATTGAGTCGATAAATATTCTAGCGTTTGTACTCCGATGCTCGTCTTCTCTCGCTTTCTTCTTGTCGCTCCATATAGTCTGTCCTACTGCCGCACATACTGCTGCGATAGTACCTATTGCCGTCAACCACGACGGTGCTATATCGCTAAAAAATATCTGCCAATTCATATATAATTGTCCTCCTTATTATCTGTTTCTATGGCTTTATGAACTATTGGAATTGTCTCTACCCTCTTTGATAGTTGATATAGTATATTCTCAAAAGTCTCGAATGTAGACAATCCAATATGAATCCGAAAAAGCCGATCATTATTGAATGGTGTATTTGTATTTAAAACTTCTTTTTTCGGAAACATTCTTATTAAATTTAAATTGTATTCTAATGACTTAGATAAAGTAATTGCAAGTTCTATAGCCTTGATATTTTCTAAGGTAAGACTTGTGTAGTAGTTATACAAAGTTTCTTGTAAAATTCCTCGATATTTAATGCTATGTGACATTACCTTGTCGTGTTTTAAGGTGTCTAATTTTCTAATCAGCTCTTTAATGTTTTCTATGTCATTTGTGTAATCGGGTTTTTGTACTCCTGTAAATGAAATGTCATTATACAAATTATCGTTTAATGAATTATATAGGAAGGTTTTGAAGTCAGTTGTTTTAATCTCACTATGATATCTACTAAACTCCATTCGGTATTCTTCCGTTTTTAAATTGAGCATATATAAAGTTTTATCGTTATAGTCTTTTTTGTTCTTACGGTCTTTATTCATAGTATAAGCGGTATTAATAAGCGCTATTATTACTGCGGCGGACGTCGCAATAGTTGCGATAATATCAGTCCAATAACCGTTATTCACTGCGGTTAATAACATTCTCGTCACTCCAATTCGTCATAATACTACGATTATAGCCCATTATAGACGGTTTTGTAATAAGATATTCTCGATTTACATTCTCGAAAATGGGATATACGGTCATAACATCCCTACGGCGTAAATTTTTCGGCAAATTTTATAAACCGAGATTCTATTTCGTTCATAAATAGGCGACCAAAATACGACGTTTAGGACGATTTTACGCAACGAAAACGTAATTATCGATCATACTATTCGGAGCATAATTTCGCCGTAAATAGACCGTTTTATAGCTGTGTAGTAGGGCGTTTAAACGCTTGATACTACGCTGTTCACGGTAGTTTGTGAGTATGAATATACGAACTAAAACTACCGTTAATTTTTTGGTTAAATCGATGTTGCAATGTTGCATGAATTTACGATTTACACTTCGTAGTATTTAGCCGAAACTAAGGGATTGAATATCGTAATTGCTGGCGACTTTGATTGTCGAAATAAGAAGGCATGATTTATCGAATTAATTATGTAACGGAAATGTTTAGGGCGACCTAAACTTTTATAAGCGTAAATGTTAGCCGAAAAGGTGGCGCTGCTCGTCTATAAATAATGGTAATATCTAGGAGAATATATGTAATTGGTAATAAATGGGCGGAAACAGGGAAAAGTTTAGGTGCGCCTAAATTTTAAATTAGGTATAACTAGAAGTCATTAGTATCAAGGGTTTGGAGATTTCTTAAAAAGTTTTTTAATTTCTTTTTTCCGTTAAGGCGTCCTATTGAACCTATATTATAGAGAGGTTAACCGTTATATATCCGTAATACACTTTCAAGTTTATTGCGTTTATATTTAACTCGATTAACTTATCGTTAATTAGATTATATCGATTATTTAAAAGATACGCAATTTCAACTTGTTTGAAATTAAAGGTTTAGGATTTAAGGATAAATATATTAACGGAAGATATAGTGTGCTAAAGCACACACACTCGTTCGCTCACGCTCACTCGTGTAACGCCGTTATATAGATAGTAATTATTATATATCGGTAAATAAAGAGAGAACGGTATAAAGAACGAAGTAATATATCAACGGAGTAATACATAGAACATTACGGTGGGAATACCTATCGTGTGACACACGCTCGCCCGGCGATACGAGGCAGTCCGGATCATCTATCGACACTACAAGCAAGGTAGACCATGTTCCGGACTAAGCATACATACCGATTGATTTCGGATGACTAATATATTACGGAGGGGTGGTAGTTGCATGGCTAAGGACACTTTCGATGATTTATCGGAACATCAAAAGAAAGCCGCTGAAATGTATGTCGATAATTTAATCGCACATCAACTTGACGACAAAGAAGTCGAATTGTTAAAGACGCAAGAGATTGCTGACGCAGTTGGCGTTAATAGAACAACGTATTATAGATGGAACCAAGACGATAGATACCTTGACTATGTAGCGACATTATCCATTCGTCAATTAAACAAACACATGCCGAGTTTTGCGGCATCATTAATAGCGAACTTAACTAAACGTAATCCATCGACTAAGATGCTCGACTTATTTGCTAAGGTTAGCGGCGTACTAGGCGATCAAGGATCAGCAAGTAAAGATTCGGTGAATGTTACGTTCAACTTAAGCGACGCACAGGAACGAGTTAAGCAGCTAAAACAATACGAAGAGGTTCCTAACGTCAAACCCGAAAGACGATTAACGATTGAGGATTACGAATAATGGTTAAAGCACAAAACGTCGCATTAAACGATAAAGGCTTTTTAAGAAGTCGTGATGAAAGGCTGCAACTACACGATATTCTTACCGAAGAATTGGCGATACTCATGGACTTAATCGAGCAAGGAATAGCGACAACAAGACAAGTCGACAGGTTCTTCGTAGTAGACGAACAATTGAAACAGCTAAAACGAATTAACGATTGTGAGTTCGACGTAGCTAGATTTTCAGTCGAATACTTCTCCGATGATGCTAACCCGGAGAACGACGAGAACTTGATTCCCGGAGGTAGTAATTACGACAATATGTCGGACTTCCATAAAGAGTTAACAGGAATGTTATCGAGAGTAGCCTCGGGAGAAAAGAACGACAATATCGCATGGGCTTGTCCTAGACGACATGCTAAAACGGCTTACGGATCGAATATATTCCCGGTACATCAAGCCGTATACAAGCACAGACAGTTTATGGTTATCGTTTCAGAAACGGCTGATATGGCTGGAACGTTTATAACGTGGGGCAATAGACAGTTCAAGTTTAACGAGAAGTTAATTGCTGATTACGGAATGTTACTCCATGAAAGCCCGTCTAAGAACGAATTAGATAACAAACAAGAATACGTCACATTAAACGGCGTTAAGATTATGGCACGAGGTGCTGGCGGACAAATGCGTGGTATGCGTTACGGAAAGAGTCGTCCGGAACTCATGATATTCGATGACTTAGAAGGACAAGAGAACGTTTCTACACCGGATCAAATGCGTAAGACACAAGCATGGTTTAATGAGGCAGCATTGCCAGCATTAGCTCGTGATGGTGTAGCCGTATACTTAGGAACGGTATTGTGTTACGACAGTTTACTTGATAGAACGATAAGACAGGATAAGCGTTTTGAAAGTAGGCGATATAGAGCCGTTGAGTCCTTCCCGACAAATACGCAATTATGGTCGCAATGGAAAGAGATGTACCTTGCTGATGAACCGGGAGCAACTGCTAAAGCCGAACAATTCTATCGAGATAACAAAGACCAAATGACGAAGGGTGTTAGCTTACTGTGGTCAGAGTATTACGACTATTACTGGTTTGTAATTCAACTTACGAACATGGGAGCTAAATCATTCAACCAAGAGTACCAAAACGAGCCAACTGACGAAGAGAGACAGATATTCAAACGAGAGCAATTCGTTTACTATACACCGAATGACTTAGAAGGAAAGAACATTGAGTACTACTGCGGTATTGACTTTGCGATGGGTAAAGAGAAGGGCGACTTTAGTTCAATCGTTACACTCGCTAGAAACGTCGATACAGACATATGTTATATCGCTGACGTATACAACGAAAGAGTACATCCTAAAGAATTTATGAACGCCATAATCGACCGTGTTAAATATTTTCAATACGAGAACATAGCGGTAGAGACACAAATGGCGCAAGAGTTTTTCGCTGATACATTATCCGAGAAATTAATAGATATTGGTTACCCGGCTCATTTACGCGTAGTATCGGTCAAACAAAGAACGAGAAAGCAATTGCGTATAGAGGCAATGTCGCCGGATGTGAATAACGGTCGAATAAGATTCTTACAAGATCAAACGAATATAATCGACCAATACGAAATGTACCCTATGGCTCCTAACGACGATATGATTGACGCTTGCGAAATGGCATACAATATCGCTACCAAACGACTAAGCG